GTATAAGAGATAATATAAATAATACAATAAAAGGAATAATATGTTTAAAGAAATGTTTACAGAAGCAGTTAAAAGACCAAGAGGTAAAAGTTCAGCACTTAAACCACTTGATAAACCTCTAACAGACTCAGAGATTAAAAAACTTAAAGGTTTTCAAAAGAAACTTGAAGACCAAGAAAAAGGTAAAAAACTTCGTAGTAGACTTAGACCAGGTTCTATGTACTGGGATGAATATGAAAATCTTTTAGCAAGAGCTTCTGTACCTCAGAAAACATTTGAACTAATTACACTTGCACAAGCAAAAAAGATGGGCAATGTTGGAAGTTTCGGTAGAGCTGTTGCAAGAGTTGTAAAAGGTCGTAAGATGGACATTTATGATGCTAAATATCTTGCTAAGAATAAAAACCTTAATAAAGATGATGTTGCTGCTTTTATTGAAGAGTATGAAGACAAAATTAAAAAGATGTACAAATCTAAAAAATTCGTTGAAATGGTTAAAGATAATTTTGCAGAAGAAGCAAGAGAGTCAGCTCCAGAATCTTCAAAAGCTATTGGTTGGGCAATCCAGATTGCTTTAAAAGGTGATTTAGATTCAATTATTTTTACTGATACTTATAAATTCCATTATGAGATAGAAGAAGAAACATCTTCTAAAAGCTGGACTTCTTATCAAGGTGCTTCAATGGACACACCAATTACTATCGCTACTTTTGAGTGGGATGGAAAAAAACACAAAACAGAAATCGAAGGTAGAACTTCAGGTTACTGGAACGATTAAAAACAATTACTGTAGGAGGTAAAAAGATGAAATGGGAAAATAACGATAATAAATTAGACGGAGAAGGTGGAGTATAATGGCAATATACGTATATAAATGTGTTCAAGGTGAATGCGATGAGTGTAATAAAGAGGTTACTGTTAGTAAACCAATGATGGAATCTTCAAGAGAAGAATTCTGCGAAGTTTGTCAACATGAAATGTCGAGAGTTTATACATCGTATGGGTTAAAAACTGCGGGTGACGGGTTTAAATCCTAAAATCCTAAAATCCTAAAATCCTAAAATATAAATAAATTATAAGAGACTTAATTATGTAGAAGCTTTTCCAGACTCCTTCTACATAATTAATTTGGGTCTGGAAACTCCTCTTATAATTCAATTTATAAGGATATATAATGTTTCATTATGTATATAGAATAACAAACAAGAAAACAAAATTTTACTATGTAGGTTCAAGAAGTAGCAAAATTTCACCACTTGGTGATATTGGCACTAATTATTTTTCTTCTTCTTCAAATAAACTTTTTATTCAAGACCAAAAAAACAATCCCAAAGATTATAATTATAAAATAATATACCAAAATTTAAATGATAGACAATATGCTAATATATTTGAAGCCAAATATCATAATAGGCTAAATGTTAGAAATAACCCTGTATTTTTAAATAAGTCCAATCAGACTTCTAAAGGGTTTTATTATTCAAACAAAGGCTTAAATTTATCTGAAAAGCATAAAAATAATATATCATTGGCATTGACTGGTAAAAAACATTCAGAAGAAAGAATACAAAAAAATAAAGATACAGCCCCAGATGTGAGCGGTAATAAAAATCCCAGAGCATTAAAAATATTTATTTATGATAATAATGGCGAATTAAAATATAAATCACATGGCAATTTAATATTAATATGTAAAGAAAATAGTTTACCATATCATCGAATAATTAAATCATATAAACATAGTATTAAAATATATGATGTACCAAAATTAAAGTGTAATAAAATACAATTAGAAAATAATGGCAATATAAAATTTGTTAATTGGTATGCTAGGATTATTAATGAATAAATTTAAAAAACTACTCCATAATATTGCTAAAATGGATGATGAAACCATACAACAAATATTACCAGAATTATTAGAGAGTATTACTTTTCTTAAATTTGTGAAAAATACCAAAGACTGGACTTTTGCCGAGCACGACGGATTGTTAAAATTACTTTCATTTAAGAAAAAAAGTGGTTATTATCATGATAAATATAACAAAAGAATAAGTTATAATGGAATTGGTACACTGCGTTCGATAGGCACTGAATTAGATTTAAATATTTTACACGAGATAGAAATTGAAAAAGTATATAATGATTATAGATATTTTAAACGATTATATTCTTTTATTCTAACAAGAAATGGTGTTCAACGTGGTGAACCCCGAGATTATCAATTAAAATTAGATGATGCTTTTTTAACGGGGCAAGATTTATGTGTAAGTTTTTCGCGTCAGTCAGGAAAAACAGTGGGGAGCGCAAACTATATTTTATGGAATAGTATGTCTAGAAAAGACCCATTTAATACTGGAATAGTTGGAAATAGGGAAAGCACTGCTGCAGAAGTTCTTGATAAAATTAAAAAAATATTAGTAGAATTACCTATATGGTTGGCTCCAAATATGGACTCATGGAACACTAGAAGTATTGAGTTCGAAAATGGCACACGTATAATGACATCTCGCCCTCACGGTGATGCATTTCGTGGTTTTAGTATATCTCTTTTATATTTAGATGAGGTCGCTTATTATAATAAAAAAGAATGGGATGCTTTTCAGGATTCAGTATTTCCTACCATGGCATCTTTAATAACTAAACAAGTAATAATGACTAGTACGGCTAAAGGTTTAAATTTTTGGGCACATTTGGTAACAGGTGCGAAAGCCGGGACCAATGGGTATAATTTAGTAGAAAATAGTTGGAAAGAGGTACCTAGATATAATAAAGATGGCATATTACTTACTCCCGAAGAATATCGTGCTATTACTGTTAAAAAATATGGCGAAAAATTCTTTAAAAGCACAGAAGAAAATTTATTTTTAGGTTCAAGTACAACATTAATCGATGGCGAGGTATTAAAGAATTTAACAACTTCAAAGAAACTTAATATACCTGAGATATTTCATAAAATTAATATTTATGAAGAAGTAAAACAAGGGCATAATTATGCAATTGGTGTTGACCCATCAGGTGATGGAATAGATAATTTTGGTATTCAAGTAATGGATATAACAAAATTTCCATTTGTACAAGTTGCCACCGGGGCTTTACAAGTAGATTACATGATAATGGGCGAGCATTTATCAGAACTTGGTAATTATTATAATGAAGCATTTATAACAGTTGAAGTTAATGATGGTATTGGTACATCGATAGTTGATACACTATGGTATACATATGAATATCCTAATTTGTTTAGAGAAAGAGATACCAATAATAAAGGGTATAGTAAAAGGCATGGGTTTAGAACAACACAAAAAACACGTCCATTAATTTTAAGTTTAATGAAAGCTTTTATAGAAGAAGGTAAATTAATTATTAATGATAAAGTTACAATAGAAGAATTATTAACTTTTGAACTAAATGAAAATGGTAAATATGTGGCAAGTGATGGTTCAAAAGATGATATGGTTATGTCATTGGCAATTTCACTTGCACCATTTACACATATAAAAGTTATGGACGACCACCACCTTTTTCTTAAAGCCCTAAGAATCGATATTGAAGACGATGAGGGTGTTGAAACAGCTGATTATTATTCGTTACTTGATGTTGGTGGATTCAGTGATGGAAACTCTGAATATGAAAATTCAAGAGAAGCTATGATGGATAAAATTAATAATACATTTGATGAAGATGAAAAATTCACATCATTAAGAGAACTAAATAATATGAGTCAATACAGCTAATTTATATAAATAAGAAAAAGGAATACAATGACATTTAAAAGCGAATTTATAACAGAGAAAAACGATAGTTCAAAAAAAATTATAGAGAATATTATAAATTTCGATTTACCTTTGTCTCCTAAAATGTTTGAAGATGTTTTTAACAATCCTGAAGCCATTTACTTACACACAACTGTATATACAAATATTGAAAGACTTAAAAAATTACAAGGCACTAAAAAAGGTGTATCTTGTTTCACTAAATGGAATAATAATGAAATATTTTCTAGTGGAGCAATGGATATTGATAATGCCGATATGCCGCTAACATTTGTATTAAAAGGCAGATTTTCTATTGATGCTAATGAAGATATTTGGACTGTTCCAGATTCTCATGGTAGACGTTGGGTTAAACAAAACCAAATTTTAGACCATGATATAGCTGTATTGTTTACTAAAATATCTACAGATATGAGAAAATTAATGACTAAGAAATACCCTTTATTTAACGAATCTCGTTATGAAATAATGGATAGCTTTGATTACATTAATGGTAAAGAAAGACAAAAATTAATTATAGATTATTTTGATATAGCTAAGAAAGTTATTACTAAATATAAAAAAGAAATTATAGCTATGCGTTATAAAGAAACCCAAGCATATAATGAAATTATCGGATATGATTTTGAAATTGTAGATGCTTTAATGTCAAGAGACGCATATAGGGCTTCAAGTCCATTACATCAACGTTTATTAAAGAGTACGTATGATGTTAAAGTTAAACCTTCGGTTGATGTTTTAGCCGAAAGAGCTTCTGATGCTATTGAATATTACGAGAAAAAACTAGGTATAAAGTAAAATTTAATAATTTAATATTAGTTTAATATTAGTTTAATATTAGTTTAATGTTAAAGAAGTATAATATATAAAGGAGCTTAAATGGCTAAACATAAGAAAAAGGTAGAAAATGAAGAACCTGAACTTGAAACGCAAGTTGAAACTTCAGAAGAAGTTGTCGGAGAAGCTTTCGATGCTGGAGATATTCTTATCGACGAATTGGATGAAGCTACAGGAAGTGCTGAAGACGAAGGGGTACTAGATGAAATTCAAGAACCTGTTGAAACTGAAGACGATAATGTACTTCCTACCGTTGACGAACCCGAAGATTTGGTGGACGATGATGAAACGCCTTCACAAGAATTAGAATTAGATACTGAAACACCAATTAATGATGTTCCTATTTTAGAATTACCTGGATTTGAAAAAGGTTCTAAATTAGACCCTAAAAATCCATTTGATGTTGCTGGTGGTCGTAAAGAACTTGCAAGGTTAAGAGCTTTAAATTCTTAATAATTTACTTTTATAAATAAAGTAAATAAAAACTAAGGAATTTAAAATGGCAGCAACAGCACAAATAGATGTAGTAAAAACATTACATGAGGCCGAAACTAAATCAGATAGAGCTACAGCTTCAGCTGATGTAAATACAGAATATAGCGAAGGTGGATATGCGGCACAAACTAGTAACGGTAATTTAGGTACAGATAATGCTGGTGCACTTGATCCAAATACTATTGCTGGTGGAGACCCGTATGAATTATATTATGCTGGTAAAACAGACTCAAACGGTTAATTCGTTAATTAAAGGATAATATAATGGCTAAAAAGAAAAAAATACTAGAAGACTTAGTTTCTTCTTTTATAAAAGAGACTAAAGAAGTTGAGACTAAAGAAGTTGAGACTAAAGAAGTTGAGACTAAAGAAGTTGAGACTAAAGAAGTTGAGACTAAAGAAGTTGAGACTAAAGAAGTTGAGACTAAAAAAACTAAATTAACTGAAGACGAAGTATTTGCTCTTAAGAAAGCAAAATTAGCAATATTTCACAAAAGTATAGGAGCTTAATATGGCAACTACAGAACAAATTCAAGCAGTTGCAGAACTACATGCAGGTGTTAATGAAACATTAAATGAATATGATAAAGATATTGGCCAATATGATATTGTTCATACTGACCCTTATGAACTTGCTGCGGTTGTTGCTGCCGGTGCATTAATTGTAAAATATTTTACAATTACTGGAACTGGTACAATTACTGGAACTGCTACAGAACAATTAACAGTATTAATTAAATACTCTGATATTGGAGATGCATCTGATAGTACTGATGCAAGTTTACCTTCATATATATCTACTAATGAGGCTGTAGCTACGGTTGATACTGATGGTATAGTTACTGGTGTAAGTGCTGGAACAACTTCAATCTTTGCAGTACTTGGTGGTAAAACATCTTCTGTAGAATTTATAATTTCTTAATTCCTTAGAACACTCTTTTTGAGTGTTCACTAGAGATTAAATAAAGGAGCATATATGTTTTTAGAAATGTTTTTAAGTAAAACTGCTGAAGAAGAAAATGAAGAGATGAGAAAATCTGCCGAAATTGTTAAGCAAGAGCAGCACGAACAAAAAGAAAAAGATAGAAAGCTTCAAAAAGTAACATTAGAAAAAAATTCTATAGCTAAAAAATTCCGTACTGAAAAAGATATGGAAGAAGAAATAGCTCGTAAAGAGGAAGAACAAAAACAACAAATGAAAGTTGCAAAGGGTGAATAATTAAATATTATTTAACCACTGCATATATTCAATATCTTCGCAATATTTTTTCTATTGATGTAGACCCTATATACCATTCAGTATGTTTATTTATAAATATTATAATAAAGGAAAAATATGGGTTTTAATCTTAATCGTAATGGGAAAAACGAGTATCAATTAGCCGAAAACCATATAGTTGAAGTTATCAATATGTATGGGGTACAGGTAGATTTTTTGCTAACTGAACGCATGAATATTGACCCAGTTCTAAAAGATTTCAGTCATCTTAAAATGAAAGAAGGAAATAGTAAAAAGTTATATATGCTCCCAGAAGACTCAGCAGGATTTGAAGGCTCGATGGATTGGAACTTATGGGGATTAAACAACAAGCGAAGTATAACATTCTTCGTATCTAGAAAATCATTAGAAGACATATTGCTTGAAGTTAAAGAAGAAGTTGAAAGAGATATTCAAAATGGTATAAACCCGCCAATTACTGGAAGAGAGCATTTAGCTAACGTATATACTTTATTCTTAAATGGATTACTTGTTTTACCATCTGGTACAATCTTAGAAATTACAGATGTGTCTCAGCAAACTGAAGGGATGAATAATCTTTTTACTTATGCTGACGATAACTCTGTATATACATTTACAACTACTGTTTACTATAATAGTCAACAAAATGAAATGGAATATGACAAAGATAAGAAAGATGATTTAAGTACTAAACCTCAGAACTTACCTCAAGATCCATCACAAGCACCTAAAATTGATTATCAAGAAACTGGTCCTACAGATGCTTATGAAGAAAGTTTCGAGGACTTAGATAAATATTTCGATGCTTTAGAAGATACTAAAGTTGACCAAGATGTCGAAGGTCAAACAATCTCAAGTACTGATTCAGTATTTGGTTCTCTAGGATAAATCATCTTAACTAAAATAACAATTTTAACTGATAAATACTTAGAAGTAGATTTGGAAGATTTAGAAGAAGTAGAGAAGATATTAGAGGAATTTAATGAATTTCATATTGAATATCCAAATTGTTTTAGGTCAAAAAATATTATTAATATATTATCTAGTATACTAAATAAATGATTTAATATTCCTTTAATACTAATATGTTATAATATAATATAATATATTAAATATGAAGGATATAAATGTATTGCGATTTCAACCCGAGACTATTCAAACAATTCACAAGTAAAAAAACAAAAATTATTCCAGCTATGGCTGACGACTGGGAAATTATTCCTGCAACGTATGTTAAATTAGGTGGATTTTCGTTAAAATCTGTTAAACTAAATCAAGAAGTAGCAGATATTCCCCCTTCTCTATATCCAGCTAAACCTTTATAGTTTAACTCATGTAAATCTCTTACTGAGTCTAATTGTTCTTGTGTTGCCATTTTTAATCCTCTAATTTTTTCATAACATCTTCTAATGAAGTGCCAGTTTTTTTCTTATCATCGCCTGGAAGTTTATCTATACTTTCTAAAACAGCCGGGGCATTTTTGTACAGGTCATTGAAACTCTTAATACCATCAAGTATTATTTTAGAAATTTCGATGTGCTCCTCGAGCTTATTATAATCTCCTTGAGTTAAATCCTCTACTAAAAAACCATCAATGGCTCTATTATGCTCTAAAATTTCCTCAATTGCGCCTTTAGCTTTTTTAAAATCTGCTGTAAAATCTGCTAATATTTTTTCTTTATTCATTAATATCCTTATCTAAATTTAGTATATTTACTAAATATTTCTGTATTTTCATTTTCTAAAGTTGTAATATCTATCGTTAAAATATATGTAGCTCCTTTGCCGCTGTATGCGTACTACTTAAAATTTTTCAAATAACTGCATCTAAAACCTCGGATGTATTCTCTTAAACATACGTTAAATCTATAATTCTATCTAACTTCATATATTTTTCATAAATATATCTTGAATATGCACCAGTTCTTTTTAATTTTTTTTTCTAATTTCATCTAATCTCATATAAATATTCTATAAATATTCTATAAAACTTAAACTACTATTTAAAGTAACACTGTTTGTTAATGTAATTGTAGTTGATGTTATTGTGGCATCACCTAATTTTAATAAATAACCATTTAAATAACACTGTACATTAACATTATTGCTAATTAATAAGGTTTCACCATTATTATCTACACCACTAAAAACAGATTGACCTTCTGTGGCAGTATATTCATAAGTTTTAAATTTTGGTCCACCTGCAAAATAAGCTTCTACCCATTGCCCATATTTTCTAACATATGACTTAGTATCATCTAATACTTCTGGAATATGTTCAACCACTTTCCAACCACCATTAGATCTTGTATATTCTAAACTACCGGGCGGTGCTTCTTCTACTGCTGCAAGTACAGACCAACCTTTATTTTTTCTAATATACTGAGCATTATCTGACGGTGCTTCTTTCACTTCTCCCCAAGATATTAAATCCCATGTAGATCCGTTTTTTGTATATTCACTATACGGCACATTTAAATCTAAATCAGTTGTAGAAATATTAAAAACACTTCCATTAGTTTCAAGATAATTATAAAGTCCTTGTACACCAGGAAAACTAAGTCCCCAATTCCAAATATGTGTCTGATCTCCATTAACTACTGATGTTAAAGCATCACCAAAATTAAACGAGAAGCCATTAATTGTTATTTCCATATTAGGGTTTATTGCCGTTACATCAACTAATGCAACTTCTAATCTATAACCATCTCTAATATAAATTCTAACTACATCGGGTGTCCCAGATATAATATTACCACTTGTATTTCTTAAGTCGTATGTGTAAAAATTTGCCATTATTTTCCTTTAATCTGGACTACCAGGTTCTGAATTTAGTACATAATTATTAGGGGGAGTATCTATTTTCTGCCTCATATAATTATCACCAGTTGCTCCGAAATCGTCTAATGTATTGGGTTCTTCAACACCTTTAAATACAATATTTAAATCTGCTTCCACCCATTCTTTATTACGTCTGTAATATGTTTTATTATTATATAATACATCTTTTTGAATTGCAGCTTCCACCCACTTATCATTTCTTCTATTATAATTTACATTATTAGATGGTGCTTCATTTAATGTACCATTTGTAATTTCTATCCAGATAAAATCTGCAACATTACCAGTTCTCGGCGAACCAGTATCTTTAACCATATATTCACGGTATTCAGAATCATATGCATAATTCCCATCATATAAAGCAGTATTACCATCAACATCATTAACATTACCATCAGTAACAAAATGAGGGATTTGATATTGCATGTAAATATCTCCAGCCGAGAAAAGAAAATCGGGAGAATTCGGAATAGTAAAATCTTGGGGAGGGGTTACAGTTCCTTTATAATATACTTGCGTCGATGCTCCATCTGCTACTTGTTTCCAAGATTTATTACTTCTACCGTAAATTTTTCCATCTATGGGAGCATCATCAAATGCATGATTATAAGCGCTTTCTAAATATTCTTTAGTAATTAAAACTTTACCCGTAATATCCGCTTCAATAGTAGATTGTTGTAAATAAGGTGCCTTTACAGATCCTCTTTCTAGACCGGTTCCATTATAAACTTCGAACCCATTTTGTCTAATACCTGGAGTTGATGATCCAATTCCAATAGTAAATATTTTATATTTACCAGAATTGTCTGATTCATCTAATGCATTATATGAACCAAACGCTGCTTGATTTGGATTATTTACTATTAAATTACTTCCAGAAGCGAACCCATTTAATGCGGTTTGAAATGGATTTGTAGCATGCGCTTCTACTATATTTGTATTACCTGCAGCAAAACTAGAATTAGATATTGCATTATTATTTACACCAACTACAAATGATTGTAAGCCTTCAGCAATATTGTCTCTTCCTGCTGCGTAACTGTAATCTCCAGATGCTGTTGTATTTAATCCAGATGCTATTGAATTATTTCCTGATGCAACTGAACTATCACCAGATACTGTAGAATTAAACCCAGATGCTAGTGTATTTCTACCAGTTGCAAAACTATAATTACCTATTGCCCCAACAACTCTTACTGGATTTGATTGGTCTTGCCAAGTAAAGTCAATAGAGTAGGCACCTACTGGATTTGATAATAATCTACCATTATTATCCTTTAGTATCCACCCATCTTTTCCTACTTCTTCTGTTACTTTATTTAAACCATTACTTTTAACATCTATTAAAGCATTTAAATCTACTTGGTTTGTGATAAAGCCTGATATTTCACCCCATACTGTAGCCATATTTTCTTCCTTGCTATTAATTTAATATTCTTTATATTCTTTATAATATTTATAAATAAATAAAAATACTAGAGAGAGCCGATGAAATTTGATTTTAAAAATGAATTTATTAATGAAGTACTAATTACACTAGGTAAAAAAGCATATCCAAAATTTGGAAATATTGTTATATTAGCTGGTGGAGCCGGGTGTCATACTAAAGATACAGAAATACTAATGTATAATGGTGAATATAAAAAAGTGCAAGATATAAATATTAATGATAAATTAATGGGACCCGACTCAAAACTTCGTACTGTTAAAGAATTACATTCTGGTAGAGAAAAAATGTTAGAAGTTACAACAAATAAGGGTGACTCTTATACTTGTAATATTAATCATATTCATACATTTATTTGCAGCACAAATAAATGTGGATTTAAAAAAGGCCAAATTTATAATCTTACTTATTCGGAATATTTAAAAACTAAACCATCAGTTAAAAAATATCTTAAGTTATATAAATCGGAATTAATTGAATTTGAAAATAATTATGATTTTGAAATAGACCCTTGGTTAATTGGATTTTGGCTTGGAGACGGTACAAGAAATACCCCCAATTTTACAATTGAGAATGATTCTCCACTAATATCTCATATTAGTGAAAAATATGAAATAAATAATTATTCATTTAACCCAATTAAAACAACAAAATTAGGTTGTAAAACATATTCTCTTACAACAAAGGGTTCAAAAATTAACCCATTTCTTAATTATGTTAGAGATAATTGTTATATTAATACAGAAAAACGAATCCCAAAAGAATTATTAATTACTTCAAGTGAAAATAGAAAAAAAGTACTTGCCGGTTTAATAGATTCCGATGGTTGTAATATTGGCGGAATGTTTGAAATTTTAACAAAATTTGATGGTTTAAAAGAAGATATTGAATTTTTATGTGGTTCATTGGGTTATAGAACAAAAAGTGTTGTAAAAAATATCAATTGGAATGGTGAAATAAGACAATATCACAGAATTTCTATTAGTGGAAATGATTTTAGTGATTTACCAATTGTGTTAGAATATAAACAACCTATTAATAAAAAGAATAAAAATGTATTAAGAATGGGGTTTGAAATAAAAGAATTACCAGAAAATAATTATTATGGTTTTAGTATAGAAGAAGAAGATAAAAGATTTATACTAAAGAATTTTTTAGTAAATCATAATTCAGGTAAAGGATTTGTGACTCAAAATCTTTTAGGAATTGAAGGGAAGATTTTAGATGTTGATGCTCTTAAAGTATTTGCTATGAAATCTCCTATGTTAAATGATAAAGTTATGAAACAGATGGGAGTATCTTTAAAAGATATTGATTTAAAGAATCCTAAAAATGTTTCAGTAGTACATAAAATTGTTAAAGATTTAGGTATATCTGATAAGAAACAAAGAAGATTATTTGATACAATCGCTGCATCTAATCCAGAGAGAAAACCAAATATTATATTTGATGTTACTTTAGATGATATCCAAAAGCTTAACGATATTATTATGGACACTGCAGAACTTGGTTATGCTAAAGAAAATATCCATATTGTTTGGGTTGTTAATGATGTTAAAGTTGCTTTAACTCAAAATCAAGAAAGAAGTCGTGTTGTACCTGAAGATATTTTAATTGATACTCACGAGGGAGCAGCATTAACAATGAAAAAAATTGTTAATATGGGTTCTAAAATCAAGAAGTATATGGATGGAGCTATCGTATTTGCCTTTAATAAAAAGGGACAAGATTCAGCGATTAAAGCTTCAGAAACAGGTGGGTTCTATGTTGTAGATTCTGCGTACGTTAAAGTTAAAGAAGCTGGTAAAAAAATAGATTTATCAATACTAACAGGTAAAATTGTTGATAAAATCAAGAAGTATACACCAACTATTAATACTTGGGGTTAGTCTAAATCTAATTTTAAACGAATATTAGTTATCAAAACTAGTTCCAATAACTAACCGTGCTTTAACGTTAAACATGTTATAATATACTATAAAGAGAAGGAGATTGTATGAATATTAAAGCGATTATGACAACAGCTTTTTGGAGGCAGAATGCATGGCACAAACATGGTGTTGTTGTTCATACCTTAAGAGTTGTTTATGAAACAGTAAAAGCCGGTAATTATAAAATGATTCCTGCTGCATTTTTGCATGATATTGGAAAACCATTTACCGCTTATCAAAAACCAGAAGATATTATTAATAAAGAATATAGTTTTACTGACCACGAAGAAGCATCATATTTAATGATTGCAGATATTCCATTTATTAGTGACTATACTAAAAATTTAGTTCGTTATCATTATTTATTAAGAGATATGGAAAAATGTTATGTTAAAGGTGACTACGAAAGATTCACAGTTAAAGCACAAATTTATAATACTTTAACTGTAAAATTTAAAAAAGACCTAGAGTTATTTCAAAAATATGATGATTTGGGAAAAGGTACTATTGCATAGGAATTACACATTTATAATCTTCTCTTTCATTATAAAGAGTTAAAACTTCATCTTTTGTTAAAGCTCTATTAAATACTCTTAATTGATCTATTTTACCATCTAAATAATATTCTCTACTTCTCCCTATACAAACATCAATAACATTATTAGTTGTTGGTTGTGCTGTTGCTGTCCCTTCTAATTTACCATTAAGATAAATAGAAATACCTCCACCATTAACTATAATACCAGTTAAAAAATACCAAGTATTTGGCTTTATAACAGTAGTACCATGCGCATTACTCCAATTAGTTCCATTACAATGTCCGCATAATGCAACTTTAGAAGTATTATTTATTCCTAAATAATAGCTGTAAGTTGTATTTGAATTACTATTAGTGCTGAATAAATAACTTTCTATTGTAAAATTATCAAGTTTAGTCCACCCAGAAATTGTAATAGCACCTGTTGTATTTACATTAAATTTTGAATTATTCTCAATATCTATATTACTATCCACACCATTAAAGGTACCAGCTTCTCCGAATTTTCCAGAATTAAATGTAACTCCATTATTAGTACCATTATAATTCCCACCAATATCTTTAGTATCGCCATTAAATCTATAAGTCGCTAGTATAGAATTATCTTCAAAAATATCGTGAATGTGTGTTGTGTTAATTTCTACATCTTTTATAGTAGAAGTAATATATTTTAAATAATTTATCCATCTTGGAGATTTACTATAACCAGGCATATAATAAATTCCAACCACTATTTTTGTAATATTAATATCTTTAACTATAATGGTATCGTTTATAATATTAATTGCTGATTGAGATTGTATTAGTATATCATCTCTTACATAAGTCTGGCCTACTGAATCAGCTGCCCAGGCATCTCTAATAGTTGAAGAACTTATATATTCTTCATCGGCATTATATATAAGAATATGCATCCATCCTAACGAATTTGAATTTAATATACCACTTATAGTAAATTGTACTTCTGATATATTGACATCATCTATAATTAAATCTAATGATGTATCAGATTCAATATGTTGCCCCCAAGAAATTCCATAAGTTGAATCAGTTAGAAACGTGCCAGATGCTTCAATTGCTGAAATATCTGCGTAATTACTTAAATCTTCTAATGTTGTTGTACTACCATTTATTACAACATGCTCAACATTAGTGCGGGAATTTTCTACAGATTCTGTAACATCTATCATTGTATTTTCATCGTATCTTTCTGGTGATATAATTCTCATACCATAAGGTTTAATTTGTTTTGCTTGTGTTAATTCACTTGACATATCTTTCCTTTATATTGTTTATCATTTTGTAATAACCGCTTTGTATTCTGGTTTTTCTTCATATAATTTTAAGACTTCTAAAGGAGTTAAGGCTCTGTTGAAGATTCTTAGTTGGTCAGTCAAAGATTCATTTAAGCAATATGAGCTGGTTCCATCCCCGCCGATGTCAATTTCTATATTTGTTAGTGGAGTGCCTCCAGTAATATCAAATTGTGCACTATCTATACCATCTATATACAACACACACAAATTGTCTCTTGATGTAACCACATAATGATGAAATAAATTATCTATAGGCAATACACAATTTAATGGTCCAGACCAAACATTATTGTAATGCATGGCAATCCCATTATCAATAAGATATATACCAATTTTTGATGTAGTATAGAATAAACTCCCACTAACTTTAAAAATTGGTATATTGGCCCATAAACTTAAGGATATTACGTCACCTGTTATCGTCCCAGTATTAATTTTTCCAGTATTACCAATATCTGGCATTTCTAAACATTTTCCAAACTTACCATCATCATCATAAGTTACATTTGTTTCAACTCCATTATAATTACCAGTTTCGTCTAATGCATTTCCATTGAACTTATAATGAGCTAAAATACTACCATCATTAAAGACATCAGAATTATTTACTGTTTGAGGTCTTGGAAGAGTTTCTGTATAAAGTACATTTATTTCAGATTCAGTTAAGGCTCTGTTGAAAATTCTTAGTTGGTCTATTTCACCATTTAGTGGAAAATAATCTGTATCACTTTCATATAACATACCTATACTTACATTATCCCTGCTAGAGTCTGAACTCCACCTCATATTTTGCAATGTGGATACTGAATTTACAAATATGCCATTTAAATATATTTTGTGTGTGTTTAGGGATTCTCGAACAATAACTAAATTATTCCAAGTGTTTGAATTATACGGTGTGACAGATATACCAGCATATGAAGTGTTAGTATTACCCAAGTAGTCTGTATTAGTCTCAACGTCCTTCATAAAATGATCTGTGCGAATAGTTCCATCAACCAATTTTATTAAAAATCCACCATTGATTGTCCGTCCACCACCAGAAGAAGCTGTATTATTATTAAATACAACAACTGCATTAGATGAGTGCTCAACTTTAAACCATACACTTACACTATCGTTTTCAATCTTAAAATCATCAGGATTAGGTATCATTATTTTACTATCAACACCATTAAATACAGTACTTCTACTACCATAAAAATCGCCCTTTCCATAACTAATATTAGTTGGAACTCCATCATAATTTCCACTTAAATCTTTGACATTACCATCCATTGTATAAGTGGCAATCGCAGAACTGTCATTAAAGATATCATGGATTTTTCTAACATCTGTAGTATCTTCGTAATAATTAGAAGATCTTAAATTGTAAATTTTTTGTACTTCATGATGTTCTAATGGTCTATTATATATTTCCACTTGGTCTATTAAACCATCGAAATAATTAGAATTATTATCATACCAACCACCAACTTGCACATTTGCATCTATGTTTTTTATGCTGAATGATCCTGATATTTCGTTTTTTAAATCTCCATTCACATATAACTTCAATCCTGTACTTGAATAAATGAGTATTATACTAATCCATTCATTTATAGGTGGTGTGCGTATGTATGAGACATTATGCCAGTGCCCAGAACCATCAATGATAGATGCATAAATTCCAGTAGGATGTAATTGTATTAAACTACTAGCATTTTGAGTAGTCCAACCGCTCAAATATATATATGAGCTATTGATTATCGAACTTGCTTTACAAAATGCACTTATTGTGAAATGATTAGTCAAAACAGGTTTAATATCTGCATCGTAAAGAAATGTTGAATTTGTGCCATTAAACACACTTGATCCACCAAACATACTTTCATCAACAAAAGTAATATTATTATTTGTTACAGCTGTGCCAATGGTAGGATTAATGTCATTCATTTCCATTTTATGCACTAGACTACCATCACCAAATGGATCAGTATTGTGTATAGTTGCTTCATCTACTATATTAAGTGTAGATTCACCCAAAACTTTACGACTAATATCAACTTCATCAGAAGGATCGTAATCATATTCTGGAACACAAACAGTATGACCGGCTTCGTTTTTTGCTTTGTTAAGTATTGCTAATTCTGCGCTCATGTAAGATGCCTTTCAATTTTTTCGTTATATAATATATTTATCTCTTTTTCGTTTAAAGCTCTGTTGAATATTCTGAATTGATCTATTTTACCATCAAATTGCGTACTATGCATTGTAGTTCCAATATATAAAGGATGTGAAGCACCACTTAACACTGCACTAGTTGATGAACCAGATCCAACTTCCTTACCATTGAAAAATAATTTAACACCGTCAACATCAGTAGTTCCATTAAAGGAGAATGTGACATGATTCCAGCTATTACCATTGTCATGATCTACCAAACCCCATGTAGATATTTGATTAGTCCCGTTATATGCCCCAAGTCCAATAGCATCATGTCCGATAGAAATAAAAATACCATACCCACCAGAAGAATTCCATTCAGATGCCAAGTATCCTCCAGCTGTTCCATCTGTTTTGATATGAGCACTGATTGTAAAGTCTCCTGTAAAATATGGAACATTTGTTGTAATTTGATGATTTCCATCAAAATAACCACATTGATTATACTTACCGGATTCAAATGTAACTCCAGAATTAGTTCCATGATAATTGCCACCAGTATCTAAAACATCTCCATCGAACTGATAAAGAGCAACTCCAGAATCATCATCGAATGGGTCTACATTACTTACTGTACTAATATATTCTTGAGGTTCTTCTATATCTAGGACTATTTTCTTATCTATTAATGTAGTCTCAGGAAACATCCCAGAAATATCAATCTGTTTATTTGGAATAAAATTATCTTCATGTATTGCATACATATCTTTCTTTTTCTTAATTTGTTGTATTGTTGCTAACTCTGCTGACATTTCTTATCCTTTTTTTGGTATTGTTAAATCTATAAATTCTGGTAATTCAGTGTCGTAGATTTCTTTTATTTCATTATCACTCAGAGCTTTGTTGTAAAATCTGAAATCAGATAAGTTGCCCTTCATATATCTATTATAATCGTTTCTGATTGAATTTTCGCCTATGAGACTATACATGGTAGTATCAAACAGAATATTTTGACTTGATTCAGATATGATTATCTCTCCATTAATATACATACGAATATTATTGTCAGAAATTGTAACCACTACATGTTGAAATTTTCCAACTACGATATTACTTTCTGATTGAATATCAATCTGAGCTACTCCATTATCACCATATGATGTGAATCTATACTTAGAGTTAATTGAATTAAGAGTGTATCCATAATAGTAATTATGATTAGTGTAGCCGAAAAATGTAACATTTGAATCATCTACCTTTTTTACCCAACAACTTATGCTAAAATTTTGTATTTTTAGTTGACTCGAAATTTGACTAATATCGATTTTATCATCAACTCCATCAAAACTAGCACTCTGTCCATCATAAACAACACCTGTATCAGTGCCATTGAATTGATTGTACCAATTATCCTTCGAATTTTTCTTCAATGGATAATAAGCAATTAGTCCATCATCTACTGGAACATTATGTGTAATCTTTTCATAGTTGTAAATTGTTTCTATTTCTTTTGTTGATAGTACTCTATCATAGATTCTTATACTTGATAATTGAGTGTTAGCGTAATAAAATCCATTCGTTCTATTAAAACCTCCACCAATAGTCCCCACATCATATATATACGAAGCTACCCCGCTTACTCCTGTGACATCTATAATATGACCATTAACGGCTATAGTATTTGTATCTACGTATATGTGATTCCATTCACCTGTTTTCATAAAACTACTCATATTATATGATGTATAATTTTCCTTTCCATTATTGGCATCCCATATAAAAATATAGTCTCTATAACAGAAAAATTTACTCGTTTGAATATGTTGTTTAATTAAATCATTAGACTTAATATAATATGATAAACTACCTGAGTCACTAATATTATATATTGAATCAGAAATAATATCATCAACTCCATCAAAATTTACAACACTTCCTCTCTCAGAATCATCAACATAAGTTAAACCACCATTCTCAACACCATCATAATTTCCAGTCTTATCCTCAGCTGTTCCAGTCAAAGGGTAATACGCTACATAATCTTGAGGAGTAGGGTCAGTATCTGTTAAGAAGTCTAAGACACTTAGTTTGTTTTTATATTTTGGTGTATTATCCAATTCTGAGTTATAAATTGAATTTATCTCTAGCGAAGATAATACTCTATCATAAATTCTTAGGTTTGATATGTTACCTTTGAGAAAATCACCTATAGTCCCATTATTATATGTGAGTCCAGCCCCTATCATTAAATCTAAAGAATTATCAAATGTTGAGTTAGTAGTAGAATGAGATCCATGATATTCTCCATCAATAAATACTGTAAGAACACTATCAACACCTGAATTATCATGATGGAAAGCTAAATGGTGGAAAGTTCCTACCTCAGCTGGTATATCAAACACGTATAATGCATTACCAATAACTCCAGATCCTTTATGATACATTACCTTGGCTACTGTAGCATCGTTTGCTCTAAGTACAACCATTCCAGTGAAAGAACTATTATATCTACCCTTACTGAAGAACACATCAGATGGTAATTCAGAATCATCTCCACCAGTTCCTGTGCCTGTTACTCGGTACCAAAAACAAAATGTAGTATTATCTAATGATGTAGCATCACTAGGTATAGTTATATAATCATCCACTCCATCAAAACTAGCTACTGACCCTTTACCATTTACCAATTCGTATGTATTTCCTAGTTCAGTACCATTGTAGTTTCCTGTTGCATCTAGTGCATTGCTTTCTAACTTGTAATGTGATGTAAAATCATCAACTATTATATATACACCTTTAGTGTCTGAAAATTTATTTCCACCAATTTTATCAAGGACTTGTATATCTTCCGCTAATTCTGCACTCATTTAAGTCCTTTTTATACTATTTATACTGGTGTCGGAATTTTAACATAACAAGGAAATTGTCCATCTCCAGAACTCATATTTGCTAAATCATCTCCGTGTGTGCCTTCACCAACCCCAAGTGTTGCAAATACAGAAAAACTAGATGTATGATATTGTGCTTCACTAGCAACAAAATATTTTTTTGAACTTGATTGGGTATAGTCTCCATAATATTGGCATATTCCATAAATACCGCTATAAAGTGTTATGTTAAGATTTGTAGCTAAATCAAACATAGGTTGTAAATCCCCATTGACTGAATGATACGCAATTAAATCGGACCAATCTAAAATTACAGCAGAGTCACCAAATTCTGCTTTGATAGCTGCTTTTACTCCAGCTTCATTACTATTATCGGGAACATTGTATGTATGACACCACATAGTTCCATCTGATAATCTAACACATTTGTTAGGTACTTCATAGACTTGTTCATAATCACCATCTCGATATGGTATTATAATTTTTGTGCCTGACGATACAGGATTATTCATGGAAGCATCTAATGTAACATCAATCATTGTCTCAGAGTTAAAATTTTCATCTTTTATTGCTCTCATACCATAAGCTACAACACTTCTAGCACTAGTTAATTCTTTACTCATTTTTGTATTACCGCCTTTAATTCTGGCATTTCATTATATAAATCTAAGACTTCTTTATGTGATAAAGCCTTATTAAAAATTCTTATTTGGTCTATACTACCATCTAATGTTCTATCTGGATAAACTGAAACATCTTGATAATAAGGTCCAAAACGTAAATTCCTTCCTCCTGTAAAAGCTTGTATAGTGCCATCTATAACTTTAATTCCATCAATATATACTTCATGTTTAGTATCATCATAAATCGCAGTTACATTATACCAAGTATTTAAATCTAATTTTAAATTAGAGCGGTAATCATTTGTTTGACCACTAGAAGTACAAACATGTTGGGTATGTGTTCGTATTTCTCCACCAGCAGCCCACATGTTATGACAACAATCATATGAATTCCACCACTCACTGTATATACCAATACGGTGGTCAAAATTATTAAAGTTTATCCATAAACTAATAGATGAAACTGTACTTAATTTAAGCGGGATACTTAAATAACTATTTCCATATCCACTTAACTCTAAACCTTTATTAAATTTTCCTGTTGTATAAGTAGTATCAAGTACTGTTCCATTATAATTTGCAGTCTCATCAACTGCATTATTATTAAATTTATAATGAGCTAAAATACTATTATCCTCAAAAATATCAGAAATATCTTCAGATATTGGGCGAGGTAAAGTTTCAGTGTATAGTGTATTTATTTCGGATTCTGTTAATGCTCTGTTAAATATTCTTAGTTGCTCTATTTGAGCAGTTAATAGATCCCCTATTTTTTGTGCCTTTGTTGTAGCCCAACCAGCTAAAGGTAGTTGTTTTTCTGAAATTAAAATGTTGTCGGCATATATTTTAACATATGCATCATTACTAGTTATTGTAATAAAATGTTTAGTATCTTCTATAAGGCAGTCTAATGAAATTAGTTGTTCATCCAGGCCCCATGGACCATTATTCATATGAACAACCTGTAATGCAGAACCGAAGTAGCCTATAAATATTCCCCAATACACATTACTTGCTTGATAATAAAAACTATTAAATATGCCTCTCTGCCCTTCGAGTTTATTAAATGTTACAAAACCCGAAACTGAATAGTTATTAGATTCAAAAGCCGATGCATGCTCTAATAAATCAATATTTGATGCCCCATCAAAAACTGAACTTCTTGAACCATAAAAATTACCCTTAGCATAATTAATATTAGTAGCAACACCATCATAATTTCCTGAAAGATCTTTAACATTACCATCCATTGTATAAGTGGCAATTGCAGAACCATCATTAAAGATATCGTGTAAATCTGTTGTTGAGTAAGTTCCTTCGTATCCGGAGACTATATTGTATTCATTATATAAATCTTTAACTTCAGTATTTGATAATATTTTATTAAATATTCTCATCTGATTTAATTGTCCAGTATATTTATTTAAATCTATATGAGTACCCCACCCGCCAACAAATAACCCATGAGTTATACTAATTCTTGTAAACACATCAGTGTTTTCTCCAGCAAGCGTTCCATTAATATATAATTTACTGTGAGTATTATTTAGAACTATAGCAATATGCACCCATTCATTATTTTTTATTATGGGTACAACAAGATTATGTGTATTATACTCGTTATCAACTAAACCAAATACTATTGTATCATTATTAAAATAAAGAGTCATTGCAAAGTTATCTACGGTTGCGCCAACATTCCATATATATTCAAAGGATGTAAAATCTTTTACTTTAATCCACTGACTTATAGAAATATCTGTTTGTGCAAATATTGGTTGTAAACTTGTAGATGTTAATAGCGAATTGATATTATTAAATTCAATAGCTTTATGAAAATTACCATCCACATAATCTACTAAATTACTAGTGAAATTATAATTCCCACTTAAATCATTAGCATCTCCATTGAATTGATATGTAGCGATACAGCTCTCATCATTGAAAACATTATGAATATTGGTTGTATCTTTACCTATAATTTTTTCACTAATATCCAGTTTAGTTTCATCTACATCGTAATAAGGTGCTGCAACAGTATGGCCAGATTCGTTTTTTGCTTTGTTAAGTATTGCTAATTCTGCACTCATCTTAAGACCCTTTCGTTATATAATATATTTATCTCTTTTTCATCTAAAGCTCTGTTGAATATTCTTAGTTGATCTATTTTACCATTAAAGTGATATGACACACCACTAATACCATAAACTCCAATTTGTGTATTTTTTTGTGCAATTATAAAATCATTCGCATTAATGTGAGTATCCACAAGATTACCATCTATATATAAACTCACTGTTTTGTAATCAACTTGTAATACTATAAAATAGTACTTATCAATGTTAGCACTAAAACTTACAGTTGAACTATTTGTGCCATCCCTACATAACCCTACTATACTCTGTGAGGAAGAATCTAAAGCTAGCAATATTCCCGAAGTTGAATATTCAGAAAAATCTGATAGTGTATTATAAATACCACTATCTGAAAAATCATTAATGTTTATATAACAACTAACACAATATACTTGTTGATTAGTGGTAATAGAGCTAATATAAGAATTGGAACCATTAAACACACCACATTGATTATACTTACCGGATTCAAATGTAACTCCAGAATTAGTTCCATGATAATTACCACCAGTATCCAATGCATCTCCATCGAACTGATAAAGAGCAACTCCAGAATCATCATCGAATGGGTCTACATTACTTACTGTACTAATATATTCTTGAGGCATTTCAATATCCATCACAATTTTTTTCTGTGGTTGTTCATAATAGAGTTTTTTTATCTCTAATTCTGTTAATACTCTATTAAAGGCACGGAATTGATCCACATTTCCAATAAACCCAGAACTATGAGGATTAGGAAATCCACCCAATCTTAAGTTATATGTTGCAGAAATATCTATTAAATGTAGATTTATCGTTGAATCAAATAAAATACCGTCTAAATATCCTTTTATAATATGAGAATCTCTATTATATGTATATGTTATATGGTTCCAAGAATTATTATTACATATAATATCTAATGAAGAATATGTTCCACTTGAATTGAAGAATCTCATTTGTATAAAACCATCTCTAGAATATAAAATAATACCATAATCAGAAGCTGAAGATTGAACGTTTCCTAATATATATGCATTATTAGATTGATAAACCCACATAGATATAGAGAATGACTTAGTGTTTAGATTAAATCCTAAATCTGAATATGAGTTACCACTAAATTTACTAGATTCATTATATACTCCATCTTCAAATATTATATTTGTATTTGTTCCATCATAATTCCCACCTAAATCTGTAACATCCCCATTAAATTGATATGTAGCTAAACAACTACCATCTTCAAAAATATCATGAATATCTACAGTACTATCGCCAATATTTGGAGTTTTATCAAATACTCTAGATATATCTATACTTCTATTTGAATTAAAATCATCTTTATGAATACCATAAAAATCTTTATGTGGTCTAATCTTATTTAAAACACCTAATTCTGCTGACATTATATCTCCTCTATTCTTTCGCCGTTATGTAAATAAATAAAAGCATTTTTTGGAAATAATGAATATTCTCCACTAGAGTTTGAATCCGATGTATTTGTATCATAAACATCACATAAGAATCTTGGGTCTGATGTAATTACACCTAATGAGTGAGAATTACTTGCGGTTTGATTTATAGGATATAACCAATAATCTACATTATCTGTTCTATCCCAAGTTCTAGTATTGGGGTCCCAGGTAATTTTACAACGATAATTACTAGTTGTTGATTTATCTGTATAATTTCTATCTGCCTCAAGATGAATACTATCAACAACTCTAGATTTAAAACTATTATTAGAAGATGCACCTGTAGAAGTCAAATAATTATTTGAATCTAGCGAATGGTTCGCAAATGTTCCGCCAAATCCTGAAGTTGGAGTTAATGTATCTAAATCATAATCACCATAAGTATCGGAATTAAATGTGATGTGGTACCACCCAGATGTATCAACTGGGTCTTCTGATTCTTCTTGATCTTCTGGAAAATGTTTCCTTGTTGAAATTTTAATAGGGACGAATACTTGTACATTAATTTCTTCAGTAGATAATGTTAAAACTTCAGAAGCACTTAAAGCTTTTTTAATAAGTTTAAAATTAGCTATTTTAATATTTCCTTGATTTGAGGTTGTTGACCAATTAAAATATACATTAGCATCATAATATGTTTGTACTATCCCTGAAATTGTTGATGAACCTCTTAATATACCATCGATATATATTTTTGCTGATGATGTGGCAGCATCTAAGACACAAGTCACATGATAACTAGTATTTATTTGAAAGTTTATCCCAGATGTATAACAATAATCATAATCACCATTTGAATTATAAATACCCAGTGTTAATGATGTAGTGTTATCATAAGTAAAATGTAAACCAAATAAATTACTAGTTAATAATACAGCTGTTCCAGTAGTGTGATGCCCTTGTGCTATTTTACTACCGTATACTATTTTATCAGTATTAAAAATAAATGAAATTGTTGTAGTTTTTTGAAAAGTATTTTCATTTACACTACCATTATATATCAACCCCATGCCTAAATACTCTGTTGAATCTAATTTTACACATGGATACGAAAAATTATTATATAATAGTGTATCTTGTTCTGGTATTCCGTTAGAAATAGCTACTTTATTCACTATTGTATCGGTTAATAAATCTTTACAATTAAAAGGCCAATACCATTTAGTTTCTGCCATTGGATCTAATATAGATTTATTTTTTAATGTTTCTCCGAAAAAATTAGAAATATTTAAACCATAACCACATATAATATTTCCACCAACTTTATCCAATACTATTACGTCTTCTGCTAATGTAGCACTCATATTTTAGTCCTAAGTACGAGTTACAGTTATTAGATTATTATTTGCATCATATCCGTATGTAACTGTTAATACAACCACCGCAACATCATTTTTAATAATTAAAGTATCAAGATTATTATTTGAACCATAAGTATAATTACTTGTATAACCAGCATTATAAGATTCAAATGCAGCATAAACAGTTTTAGTTAAATAATTATTTACATCATATAACATATTTGTAATATTTGCAAATGCTATTTCTATATCTAATGGAGTAGAAGAGCCACCGCCACCGCCACCGGCAACTGTATTAACATATCCAACAGTTGCAATTGCTTGGTCACCTCTATTAGTTATTTCTGCTGGAGTTGCTTCTGGTAAAGTTGCAGTTCCATCTAAATAAACTTCTAATCCGTTTGCTCTTATACTATCTGATGTACCAATACCAACTTCTAAAATTGTGTTAATATCAGTACCAACATTAAAACTTCCTAACGCAAAAGAAGCATTATTTATTGCATTAATACCCTGCCCAAAAGTAGTTGAATTTGTTGCAGATGCTATATTATCTGTTCCATAAGTAAAAGAAGCATCACCCGAAGCAACAGTTCCTCCGCCACCAGCAAAAGATCTATCACCAGAAGCAACAGTAGTATAACCTCCAGCAAAAGCCATTTTACCTGAAGCTATAGTATTATAACCAATTGTAAAAGAGTTGGATTGTGTTGGTCCAAATATATTAGAACTACCAGAAGAATATGAAAAATCGATACTATTTAGTCCAATATTTCCATAATTTAAAGGGTCTGTTCCTATTAATCTCCAACCTATACCATTACCATCATCTATAGCTTCTAAACCTGATGAAGTATCACCAGTATCAATTGTGCCAGGTTTCCATAAAGAATTAGCATTATCCCACACTAAAGTTTGAGTATCTGTAGGAGCAACAGTCGCAGTATCAACATCAGTTAATTCTGTTATACTTAGCGTTGATGCTACGGGTTTCCAAGAAGAAGTGGCTGAATCATACTGTAATATGTTAGTATCTGTTAATCCAGTTACATCCACATTAGATAGATCTTCAATTGTCGAAATTGAATTACCAAAGTCATCAATATCTCTCCAAACTAATGTATCTGTACTGTCAACAAATCCAATTTCTTTAAAGTCTGTGGCAAAAACAAATTCACCAATCGCAACTTGCCCGCTCCAACCATAATTAATATCTGATGGAATTCCACTTATTAAATTGGCTTTTAAATCTCTTCTTTGTAATATACCTGTTGATGCCATTATAATTCCTTGTTTTTATATTTCTTAATATCTTACGATATTTATGGTTTTTCGCAAACCACTTTTTCTTTTTCTTGTATTTTTGGTTTATCATTTAGCTTAGGCGGAGCATAATGTTCTTCAATCTCAGTATTATAAATTTTATGATTACCTTCTGCACAAACATTCCATTTGTAATATGAAGCTTTTTGGCTTTCTTTATAATCTTGAGTTTCCCATAAATGATTAAACAGTTTAACAGTCTCGATAGGTGCAATTAACTGTAAAGGCATATAAAGATTCGCTCTTAAGTTTAGTGAAAATGTAACATTAATTAAGTTTATATCTTCTGCAGCAAATTCATCTATAATTTCAAAGCTAGGGTCTGTTATCTGTAACTGAGTCTCCGTCATTTCATCAAACATTGGATATTCTTGAATCTGTATATTATAAGAAGGACGAAACATAGGTAAAATTTGTTCTACTATTTGAAATGCTTCATTTAATCCTCTTGCTTGTAGTGTTAATACAAATTGAAAGTCATAAGGTACTGAATTGAAACCATAATTTAATAAAGTCTTACCCTCGTACTCAATCTTCTTGGAAAGTTTCTGGAATTTATTCGTAGTTCTTTCACCTGCTTTAGTCATACCTTCAAAACTTAAGACCATTCTTGGAACAAAATTCCAGTTACCTTGTTCTAAAGTAGCTTGGTCTATATCAGCTAAAGCTATAGATTTCTCATAGTTACCAAATGTAATAGGTACTACTTTTTCGGAAGCTGAACCATCTTCATTTCTTACAAAATGTTTAATATTATTTAAGCCATCTAAAATTGCAAGTGTATATGTACGAGTACTATTAAATATTAAAGTATTATTTATTTGAGTATCATAATCTAAAGCCATTATTAACTCCCGAAGAATCCAGTAAATGGTGAAGCTTTTATAACCGCTTCTTTAAGTTCTGGTCTTTTTAGTAGTGCGCATTTACCACATTCACAATCTTCTTTTCCAGAACATAAACTAAAATCTGTAGTTGCAACTGCAATATCACCAGCAACTGTATTTTCAAGTAATTCTATTTTACCTTGAACAGATATAATTTTCTTTTCAATTATTGTTCTGTCGCCAGTTGTTAAATCTGCTGCTGATTCTAATGAAGATTCTAGTATTTTTAATTCTAGCTCTAATTCATTTTTCGATTCTGTAATTGTTTTCTTTTTCTTGAAGCTATTAAAATCCATAATAATCCTTTTAGTTATTTATAAAATACGAAAGAATTACAGAATTAAACGGTTCTTGAGGCGAATTTAAGCTAGGTTTAATGTTAAACATGGTATAATATAGTATATAAAGGATAAGAGTGTTTTGAATCTCATCTTGAAAAGAAGGATTATTATGAATATTTTAGAAACTACAGAAAATATTGAAGGCCAAGCTTATACGTTGGTTGAACTTGCAAAAAAAATGCAAAATGTTTTATATCTATTGGAAGAAAAAGGTGAAGCACTTACATATTTTGCTTACGAAGATTTTAAAAGTGAAATCGATAATGAGGGCTTTGATATAAGTTCAATATACCATTATAATTTTGAAATGACTCTACAAGAATTTACTACCGAAGTATCAGAAGAATATTATTCTAAGTTTCTTATAAAATATGCAGAATTAATTTTTGATTATGAACGTTATAAAGTAATAGCTCGTATATATCAAGATATTATTAAAAGAAAAATGTCATTAATGACACATATATAATTGGTTAAGTTTAATAATTTAAGCTAGAACTAATCTAAGTTATGTTATAATATAGTATATCAAGAGCGAAGGCTCTTTAAAAAAGAAGGATTAATATGTCATTTTCAAGAAAAGAAACAAAAGATTATTTAGCCGGTTTAGACAAAGTTATTGCAGCATACGCTAAAAAAAACGGTATTAATATTAAACGTGCTGGTGCTAGTTTTGGTGTAGATATTACTACAAAAATTACTATTACTAAAGATGTTGAAACTGAAGATGGTGTTTTTCCTCAAACTAGAGAGTCTGAAGATTTTAAAAATTATTCGTCAAGACATGGAATTCCAGTTAAAGCATTATTTGAAGAAATTGCAACTGACCGTGGTACATTAAGAATTCTTGGTTATAAAACAAGAAGTTCAAAATATCCTGTTGTATATACATTAAATGATGCAAATTATAAATGTTCAGCTGCTTATATGAAACAATTACTTAAAAGTTCTCACTCTCAATACGGTATCTAACTACAAGTGGATAATTATATTGAAAATATTAATTGGGATAATTGTTATATAAGAGAGTATAAAACAAAAGATAAAATATACTGGAGTATAATATATACTAAGCCTTGGAACTTACCTCAAGAGATCGCAATAAATATAATGTATGTGAAAGGTGGTCAGAGAATATTTACTGATTACTATAATTCACCTCAACAAGTTGCTGAAGTATTAAAAGACCCAATTAAATTATTAGATACTGGACTAACGCATATATTAATAAAAACTAGGATTATTCAGAGAGAAGGTATTTGGAATAAAATCGGAGGTACTAGAATTCCGTTAAAAGAATTTAAAAATACTTACCCAGAATGTTTTATTTAATCCGTATGATGTTTAGTAAACATCTGGATTTCTATTTGTGTTATATGCTCATCAACTTGTTTTAAGTGGGCTTTAAGTCTTTTTAATTCTTTTATTTCAGTTTCAGAAAGGTCTTACGACTTACTTTATTTATTATATCTAATAATTATTAAACTAAGTTTAAGAATATTATGTTATAATATAGAATAGAATAGGATAAAATAATGATAACTAAAGAATATATACAAGAAAATTTATTAAGAAATGAATATCAACTAGAGGTCAATAAAACTAGGCATTTAGATATAACAACGCAAGAATTATATCATATATACTTTGAAATAGCAGAAATTCCAAAATGCGACTGTGGTAAAAATAAAAAATTCTTATCTTTTAAGGGTGGATATAATGAAACGTGTGGGCGGAGCGACTGTGCAATATTAAAGCGTTCCACAAGTAACAGTGATAATAAATTAAAAGAATATATAAAAAGTATTGAGGCTGCTGGATTTAAGCTTTTAGAAAAATCCACTTGTATTAATAAAGAATATTTATTTAAATGTAAATGCGGTAATGAATTTAAAGAAGTACTTAAAAAAGTTTATAATGGAAAAGAATGTGAAACATGTACATTTAATAAAAGAAGCAATATAAGAGCATATACAGAAAAGGAATTTATAGATGTATTGAAAAATAAAAACAATAATATGAAATTAATATCTAAATATATACCTGGAAAAATATATCTTGATTTTAAATGTAAATGTGGTAATATAAGTAATATGCAAATTTCCAATGTTATGCGTGGAGGTACTTGCCTTAAATGCTCTAAACAAAATTCTAATGTAGAACTAGAAATTATAGAATATATTAAATCGTTAGGTGTAAATAATATTTTACATAATAATAGAAAAATTCTTAATGGAAAAGAACTAGATATTTTTTTACCAGATTATAACATTGCAATAGAATATAACGGTTTACTATGGCATTCAAGAGGTTTAACATTTCCAAGTAATATAGATAAATTTAATAAATTCAAACATAATGATAAAACTAATCTCTGTATTAATAATAATATACATTTATTGCAAATTTTCGAAAATGAATGGTACGAAAATAAAGATAAGTGGAAAAGTGTAATAAGAAATAAACTAAAAAAGAATAAAAATAAAATTTATGCGCGGAAAACAGTATTTAAAAAAATAACATCTAGTGAAGCAAGTATATTCTGTGAAAATAATCATTTGCAGGGTAAAGGCACTTCAAGTTTAAATTATGGATTATTTTATAATACCGAATTAGTTTCTGTGATGACTTTCAGTAAAGCCAGATTTATTAAAGATGCAAATATTAAATATGAAATGATTAGGTTTTGTAATAAAATAAACCATTCTATTATAGGTGGAGCATCTAAATTATTAAAAAACTTTAGATTATTACATACTGGTGGAATTGTTTCATATGCCAATCGGAGATGGAGTGATGGCCATTTATATAAAATGCTTGGATTTAATCTAAAAAATATAAGTGTACCAAATTATTTTTATTTTAATAAAGAAAGAATTCTTTGGTCAAGAAATAAATTTCAAAAGCATAAATTAAGTAAACTAGAAATCTTTGATATAAAGAAAACAGAAACAGAAAATATGTTTTTAAATGGATATAGACAAATACACGATTGTGGAAATTATGTATTTGTATTAAATTAGGAGTTTCCTCCTAATTTCATGCCCCTATAACCGAAGAAAATGAACGGGTACCAACATTGTTGAAGCTCAGTTGGATAAATTCGGCCGCATATGCAGGTTTAATATATATGTCTACCATTAATTCGTTTCTACTGATAACATCAGGAGTATTGTTAGTAGTATCACAAATAACTTTGAAATCAGCAATACCTCTACCAGCTTTTACACTTGATAAATAAGGATTAAACATTGCTAGCACAGCATTTCTTGTAAATGGATCATTAAATTCAAATACAGTCGATTTTGCAGCTTTAGCCATTGCTCTTTCAATTGTATTGAAAAGTCCACGAACATTAACTCTATCAAATGAACTTGAATAGTTTAATAATGTTTTTTGCCCCCAACATAAGTTACCTTCACCAGGAAAACTAACAATAGGATTAATATTATTTTTATATAGTTGGTCTCTTTGAGCCTGATTAGGAGAAAAAGAAATTTTATCAATATTACGAATAACACCACGTCTTAGTCCAGCAGATGCCCACCAAGAAGCTTGATTAGTATTTGTATTTGATCTTAATCCAGCCATATCACCAGCAACCGGAATCCATCTATATTTCTTAGCAAAATTATCATAAATTCTATGGTAGTTACCAAAGAATGCAGCGAACATAGTACGTTCTAGTGGAGAATCTTGATTTCTTAGAATATAATCAACTAAATTTTGAACTGCAACTGCTGATTTTTTACCAACAACATCTTCATATCTAGCACCCACAAAGGCAATACAATCAGCTCTATCTTTTGCTAAAGAAATAGCACCTGCTCCATCATCTTCAGAATTACCAATAACTATATCAATTTCGTAAAGTTCTTTATCAATAACTTCAAAATAAGCATCATATAAATCACTTTCTGTTACTAATGGAGACTCACCACCAAAAAAATTAAGTGGGCCAAAAACATCATTAGTTTCAGTACCTGCAGGTAATGGCTTTTCACTTGTGCTACCTTGTGAATCTTTATATATTGATGAATAAATATAAGTACTATATTCTTTAAATAATCTACCTTCAGAATCTTCTGCTTCATCTGCAATAAAAACAGTCACATCGAATTTATTAAGTGATTTATTATCAATAACGTTAACAATATTTGAACCCTCATTAATAACATTCTCAATATACTTTGATCTGTTATTACCATCAACAGCTGCTTCATCAAAAGATACTATAAAAGACTCTGTATTATCGCCTTGTTGTATAACAATACCTATTTCAGCAATACCTTCTTCTTCATTATATACAGGAGGATACTCAAAATAATTTAATATACTTTGACCTTTAAATGCTTCACATTTTGTATCAACATAACTGTCAATAGTACTATCATAATAATCATAAAAATCGTAGCTATTAACAATTGCAATATTAATATTATTGTTAGCAGAACCAGCTGTTTTTGCTATAAATTTTAATTTAACATCATCTGGTATGGAAATATGTTCTTTTTTATAATCAAAGTCTTGCTCATTTTTATATAAAGCGAAATTTTGGTTAATTGTGGGATTTGCCACCGCACCTAAAACACTTAAATTATGATGAGCGTCAGCACCAGCATTTTGGTGTTCTTTATAAATCCAAATTGAACTGTTAGTTGTTAAAGGTTCAATTAAACCATCATTAGGACTAGCTATTTCTTCATTGTTTTCATCTATTCTATTAAAACTGATGGTATAAGTACCATCCATATCATCTAATATAATTTCCTTAACAACATATCTATCAGCAGGTGTACCACTATTTTGATTTCTAAATGTAATAATTGTACCAACATATATAGCATCTATAGAATCTAGTCTATTAATAATAGTTGAACCAGCAACCCATTCATTAGTTTCACCCGTATTAATAAATGAATTTTCTAAATTGCCTTCAGTATACGCTCTTGATATTATAAGTTGATTTGAATAATCAAAATATTTTGAACATTGGAACCATTCTCTGTAATTTTTGTCTGTTGGTTTACCATAATAGAATTCTAATTCGCTCTTATTAGTAATAACGAAAGGTTCTTCTATGGGGCCTTTTGTGAAGTTTCCAGCGAAATACGCCATTGATGTAGAGACACTTGGAACTATTGCAGAGTTATCTATTTCTTTTACATAGACTCCAGCACTTAAGTAATTTGCCATTTTTGTTTCCTTGTAATTTTATTTTAATCAAAGAGGTGTATTTAGAATACTTTTTCTAGGCTAAAAGCTCTTCACTTAAAGCGGCATTCTAAAGTCCAATATAAAACTAATTACACGTTTGACTTAATATATTTATAATTATGCTATTTCATTCTCTGTAGCACTTATAGGTGTATAAATTGATTCAGCATCATTCCCAATAACCCAGTCAGAATAAGTAAATATACAATTAAATTCTGCGATAGTATCGGCTGAATCATCTGCATAAGAAACTTCCCCAACATTAGATACAAAACAATTATGCATAGTATAAGTTGCAGATACTACACCAGCACTATCAAGTTGCTCTAATCTTAAGTCTGCAAAAATTGCACCAGGGTTTCCAGAGTGAGTATTTTTTTGGAAGTTATCAGCAGAATCCATCCATTTAATCATATCATATCTTAGTGAATGATTTTCTGTTAGATAAAAATCAACAGCCCAAGTACCATCATAAGCAGTATCACCTGGAATAACTAATTTTCTTCCTTGACTCCAAAGTTCTATTTGTCCTATTTCTTTACCAGGAGCTGTTGCAGTTTTAGCTAAAACATCAACCTCATCAAGATTTGTTACTCCAGATATCCCACTTGGGAATGCAAAAGTTACACGGTATTTTGTTGCTCTTGCACCAGCACCAACAGTAGCTGATAAATCTCTAATATTTGCCATTATAATTCCTTATTTTTTATATTTATAAATCTTTAAATAAAAGATTTCGCTGTATTAATCAAACCTTTAATTCCACCAGGCTCTTCAGATATTCCAGCTACTTCTATATTTGTATAATTAAATATTACACTAGTTGTACTTATTTCGCCAGTGCTATCATCATAGTCTAGTGCCGAAACACTGGTTGGGAAAGCACCAATAAGTTTTACTTCTGCCACTTTCTCTCCGGCATAATTTAATTGTTGAATAGTTATATCTTTTTGATAAGATGCTGAACCACCACCACCACCAAATAATGTGCCTAATGGATCGTTTATTAATGCTGTAGTTGTTTCGACAGCAGCCGACGCATCATTAACAAATCCTTCTATATCACCTAAAACACCGGATGCTGGCATTGATGTATCAACATCATTATTATGAACTTGGGTCATCCATTTTATAAAATGATTTCTAGCGTCTAAACTTTCAGTATTATAAAATGTTGCTTCCCATGTACTTTCTAAACTTGTTTCACCGGCAAGTTGTACTTTATGACCTTTTATTACAGTTTCAACTGGTGTTAAAGTTCTACCTGGTAATGTTGTAGTATGAATTAATATATCCATCTCTTTACCTAATGAACCATCAACTGGTAAAAGCACTCTATATTTATTTTTTCTAGCTCCACTGGCAACACTATTTAATAGTTCTGTTATCATTTATTTATCCTATAGTGATTTAAAAAAATCATTTGTACTTTCGATTGCACTTGATGTTGTTTTACTAAATTCTGAATCACCAATACTATTCATTAATTTATCTTTCTGATCATTAACAAATCCAGTAACTTCATTTATAGCATCATTAACAAATCCTTCTATTGGACCTATTTTTTCTGGAAGATTAGTTGTATAAAATTGAGTAAATGAAAATTCAACGCTAAAATCTAACAATGAACCAACTGATTCAGTTGAATATTCAGTCCCGCTTACGGAAATTGGATAAACATTCTCAAAATTATATTCAATTATTGATATATTCTCCCAAGTCTTCCCTATGACTTTAATATTACCAGTCGGTTTATATAAATCATCTCTTTTATCTTCTATTGTCCCTGTTGTGCTATTAAAGAACTTATCCATACCTTCAATCCATTGTAATAGGGCTGTATTTAATTGATAATTTTCATCTATCAAAAATGAAATTGGTAAAATATAATCTGGTTGTACTCTGCCTGGAATAGGTATAATATGACCTTTATATTTGTATTCAATTGTTTCCATTTTAGTGGTGGGTATTGTTATAGTTTTAACTAGAGTATTCCATACTTGTCCATTAACAGATGTATCAAGGTCTGTTGGAAAAGTAATAATTACATCAAATTTAGTAGGTCTAGCAATATTCCCACCATTTGAATGTAAAATAATATTAGCTGATGCCATAGAAAACTCCTTTTAACTATTTATAAATACTTAAAAGGATTACTATGGCTATCAAAGATGTGATGCAAAATGCACTAAATACAAATTGGACTTTAACAGATAACTTTGATGTGTATATGTCTAATCCGGCAGCAACGAAATATTTTGGCTCTTTAGATGCGTTTAAAGACTCAATTGAAAAATCATTGATGACAATAGATGCACCAACTTTATCATCAGCAGAGGCTGATAATATTATGGGTGGCGAGAGAAGACTTGGTGTAAGAATGTTTGAATCTTTTAGATTTACTATAAAATTTAGAGATTTTAATGGTGGATTTTTAAGAAGATTTTTTGAAGGGATTTGGATGGCACAACAATATAAATATCCTAAAGATATAGCAACAAGTATTAGTATTAATCAAGATACTGGTAATGGTGAATTTAATAGTAATATAGTAAATATATTTAGAACATCTAATGCTTTAATTACATCTGTAAGTGCTTTAAACTTTGATAATTCAAGTTCACAAATTGCAGAATTCGATGTCTCATTTATATCAAATAAATATTCAAATGAAGACTTCACGGGATTTGGTGAATCAACTTTTATTGATAATTTCAAAAGTAATTAGTCCCTTTAATATTCTTTTAATATACATACGCTATAATAGAGTAAAGGATAAAAATGACATATTATAATGCAGATAGTGCCATAGAATTAAAGTTATCAGCTGAAAAAACAGTTTCGATTTCACCCTGGATGGGTAAAACAAAGAAAGATTTTGTTAAAATTTTCAGAAAAAAAGGTGAAAATATTACCGAAGATGATATTTTGGATACACTTGTAATTCCCTATATAAACAATAATGAACAATATTACTCACCAGATGAGATTAAATATATTTTATTTAATCTCAGAATAATGAGCACAGGTGACGATGTAGAATTTACAATTAATTGTAATAATTGTGATAAAGAAATTATAATTAATACCACATTAGATAAAACATTTACATATAGACCTGCTTCTTTTCCATTTGAAGCCAATGGTATAAAATGGAGAGAAATTAATAAAGGCAGTATAGAATCTATTTCTGCAAAGTATCCAGATGAACTTGCTAAAGATATTGAATTGATGCTTCATGTAGAAGAATATGCTGGAGTTAAAATCAAAAATTTTGAGCAGATATTAAATATTAGTGATAACTTAAGTATTAAAGATTCTAATGAGCTAGCACAAACTTTTATTGATAATGAATCTCGAGTAACAATAGGGTCAAAAGTACTATGTCCATCTTGTAATGTTGAATCAGATTATATTTTCGATAAAATTCCATCATTCTTTGAGCCACTTCTACCTAGAAAAGTTGATGACTAAAGACGAATTTAAGGATAATTTAAATAATTTTAATCCTTATACCACTGAGCAAGAGAAGAATGCACTTATTCAAACTATGGAAAGCTCGTTTACTTTAGTAAAAATATGTAAAATACTTGGGATAGAAGCAGCTAATGAATTAGAAGCAGAAGCATTTATCTTTAAACTCAGAGAAATATCAGTAGCAGATTTAATAGAGATTACGCATACTTGTAAGAATTGTGGTTACCAAGATTTCTTTAATTTATCAATACCTAAAATGTTTTTTAAAGATTTAGTAGAAGATTATAAAATAATTGAAGATATAGATGAATTAGACGAAGATTTTATAAATAATAAAAGCTTAACTGAATATAATGAGTTAGAGAATAATATTGATGAGACAAATAGAAAGATATTTGACCCCATTTGTGAATTATTTTGTAAAAAATGTGGTACTGGGTTTAGAACTAAACCAGAAGTACCTAATATTATCTCTAAATATCCGATTAAAAATATATTTGAACAGTATTTAGATATTAGTACTTTCACTAATATGACAAAACGCGATACTGACACAATGATTCCATATGAACGGGAAATATTTTTAGGTTTAATTCAGGTTAAAGAAGATAAAAAAGGAAGTTAATGTTACCAATGATATCAGGGATGTTTACTAAAGACAAAGTAGCTCCTGCAAAAGATGCAGTAACTACTACAACTTCTAAAAAAATAGATAAAACAACCGAAGCCCCCGAAGCTCCCGAAAATTCATTAGCACCGTGTACTTCCGCTGCTGGCGCAAAAAATATGGAAGCAACACTTAAGAGTGGTAAATTTATAGTAGATAATAATAAAGAGCTTACAGTTAAAGGTGGAACTAAACAAGAAAGAAATCAAGCAGAAAATCAATCTAAATTCTTTACTACTGAAATGTTAAAAAATATGGAATCTATAGCGGACAATCAAACAGAGCTAGTAAAAATAGCTAAAGATAGTGCTAAGAAAGTACAAAAAGATGATATTAATCAGAAGAAAAAAGATGATTTAATAACCTCAACAGTAAAAAGTGATAAACCACTTAAAGTAAAAGAAAAAATGTCGATTTTAGATATGATATTAGGTCTTGGTATAGCAGCAATTACAACCCTAATTGCTTGGTGGAGCGCAGCAAGTGACCACCCTGGTGGAATGATAGGCTGGTTATGGGACGTTATTAAAAAAGGTGCAATAAATATTTGGAAAGCATTAGATGGATGGGCACAATCACAAGGTGGTTGGAAACAAGTATTTATTGATGCTGGTATGGGTATTTTAAAAGGCCTCGCCGCTATTGGTGATGCAGTTCTTAATTTTGGTTCTTGGATAATTACAAAAGGTGCTGAATTATGGGCCGGTGTATCCACTTATGTTACAGAAAATGGTGGATGGTGGGAAGTAATCACATCCGGTGTCGGTAATGCATTTAAATGGGTATATGAAAATATAACATCTCCAGTTTTAACTGCTATATTCGGCGATAATTGGAGAGCAATAGAAAATACATTTAGAGAAATGATGAATGAGATTGCAAAATATGGTATAAGTGGATGGTTAAAAAATCAGATAATAGCATCAATGCCTAAACTTGCTTCGTTGGCGGGTTTAGAAAAAGCCGTAACGTTAGAAGAAGAAGCAATTATTGAAAAAGCCGAAAAAATAGCAGAAGAAACTAGTGATGGGCCGAGCAGAACATTTAAAGAGCAAGGCAGATATAAAGCGCTAATAAATATGGGTGTTGTGGTTGATGAAAATGGAGATGATGGATTTAATGAGAAACTAATGGTAAAACTTCTTGAAGAAGGTAAAATTACAACTACAGATTTAAGAATAATGATGAAAAGCCAAATGAGTGGACACTCTGGAACAGAACAAAATAAACCAGCAAAGATAGCAAAAATAATGCTAGATTATCAGGTAAAAAAACAAAAAGAAGAAAAAGAAAAAGCAAAAATTATTAAGGAAACTTTTAATTATAGTACAGTTAACACAGAAGAGCATAAAGATGTAAGAGCTGGAGAAGGTACAGCAGGGAGTGATGGCTTAAATGGTACCGGAAATACTACTAATTCTAAAGTGGTAACATCAAATATGAATAACACAGCTAATAACAAAGTTGTAAATAATAATAGTAGTGTTAAAAAAGTGAATACCAATATTAAGAAAACACAAGGTAATAAAGTTACAAATACTACACTTAACAACTCCAATACAACTAATAATTCATCACAGAGTTCTACAAATATTGCAGGTGATAATTCAACTTCAACATCAGTTGCTGTAAATGTTACAGAATCAAGTTCTACGACAGTAGGTGGGAAAAATATAAATATTAAAAGTGGCAAAAAGAATAGCGAAAGTTCATCTAATAAAGCAATTATCACAGAGCAAGATAGAATTAATAATGAATTTAACGCACAAATTTCTAAATTATCTGCGGATAATAATGAACACACATTATTACAAACTAAAGCTAATGTCGATTTTGATAGTGAACTTGATTTTTAAGGAGATTAAATGAGTACTAAATTAAATATTTTTCCAAATGATTTAAGTAAACAAAATTACATAGCATTTGATTTTTATAGTCCAGATTTGGGTAAGAATATAGTAACTGCTTTAACTAGTGTTGTTGATGCCGGTGTGCAATTTGCAACTGGAAAAGGAAATCCTAAAGTATCATTAGAAAAAGCCGGTAGTTCAAGTAAAGCTGTTGGTAATAAAGTTGCAAATGCATTTAGTAAAAGAGTTAATGCAAGTGCTAATGGTAAAGCATCGGCAGATCTTGATAGCGCCGCAATTGATGCAAATGCTAAAACTTATAAAGATTCAATATTCATGCCATTAACAAACGGAATTGCTGAGTCTATCTCTAACGAATATTTACAAGGGCAAGGTGTTGTTTCAAATCTAATGAGTAAAGCTATGGATATGGGTGGAGACTTTAGTGTTAGTAATGCTCTATCCGGTATGGCAAAGTTTACAGGCTCAAGAGCATTATTAACTAATCCAGATAAAGTACAAGAATATAAGGGTACAGGCCTAAGGTCGTTATCACTAGCTTGGATTATATCTCCTCAAAGCAAAGAAGAGACAAAAACTATTTTAAATATAATTAGATTGTTCAAATTATATTCTGCTCCAGAATTACAGCTTGCTAATGCATTATTATTGGCACCTTATTTTTGTAAAGTTACTTTAACTAATGAATTACTTAATGAAGTATTAAGATATGAAGAAATGATGATACAAACAGTTAATATTACATATGGAAGTGGTGGAGCAATGGAAATTTTTGAAGATGGTATGCCTAAAGAAATTAATTTAACTCTTGAATTAGTGGAGAGAAGAATGAAAACCATGGAAGACTGGCAAGATAAAAGTAATATTAAAGAGAGAGAAGGTGACCCTCTTAAACCTCCAACATTTGGTGGGTATGATGCAAAAACTGGTCTTGATGTTGATGGTTTTAGTAGATCAGATAATGCCGAATTTAATGAGGATAGTTAAGAAAATATGAAAAATTCATTATACAAATATGATAGAAGAGTTATTGATGGCCTTAATGTAACTGATTATACAAGTATATATTACGGAAAAATGCTTGAATTATTTAAAAGTAAACCTGATTATTTCATGACTTATGAAATGCAAATGGATGAGAAGTTGGAAGGTATTTCTTATAAATTATATAAATCAGAGAATTATGCAGATATTATATTGGCAGCGAATAATGATGTTTTCTTATGGAATATGTTTTATAATAGTGATATTATAATGGACCAAGTTAGCAGCTTACACACAATTATTAAGAAAGAATTAGACCTTAATGCTACCTTAACTGAAGATGCGCTTTCAATATTTGATAACATAAGTGTTACAATAGAAGATATTAATTCAAAAAGAAAATCCATTACTGTTCCGAAACCTGAAAAATTAAATGCACTCATTTCGTTAATAGATAAGAATAGAGAAGATAATAGAATAACATTAGAGGAGTCATAGTGTCTTTTAATCCTACTGATACATTCGATAGTACTCCGGTACTAAAAGAAGCTAAACATAAACTCCTTAATGTCACTGTAAATGGTTTAAAATTAAGGTCACAAGATATAATTGATATTCAAGTTAATTATCATGATATTATTAAAGGCCGAGTAACATTTGTTGATACAATGAACTTAACAGAGCTTGCCCCTTTAACTTACGCTTTAATATTAATTGAATTAATTGATATAAATGATAATAAAATTTCGCTAGACTGTATAATGACTAGTCTTGATGTTTTAAGGTTAAAAAATAATCAAATAAATGTTACTATGAAATTTGAAGATTATATAGCTAATACTTTAAACAATACTTTTATATCCAAAGCATATAGTAAGAAAACCATGTTAGAAATATATGCAGATTTAATTGATATGGCAGGTGGCACTGCAAGCTATTATATGGAAGTTGATGATAAAAAGATTGATAATATTATAACCCCAGCAAATATGTCTGTATTAGAATTTATCAAGCAACAAAATAAATATACTAATATACTGATGTTTTCTGATAGAGATGGTATACATCTTTCATCAAGAAAGTTTTCAGATTTTGGAGCAATACATGAACCAAAAGAATTTGATTTTACATTAAATTTAAACAGTAAATATCCTCACTGGAATATATTAGAGTATAACGGTAAAGTATCAAATTTTAAAAGCACACAGCGAGCAGTTAATGCAAATCGTAGTATGTTAAGTATTAAAGATTTAAAATACGACCCCGAAGAAATCAGTGCAAAAACCGCATACGACTCACAAGAAATTAATTCTACATTTGGAATGGGGGAACTAAAATTACCTGACCTTGTAGAATCAGTAGGGGTTAGAGAAATTAGTCATTTATTTGATAACGAACTTATGGGAAATAATGTAGATTATCGTGATATTATTAATAAACAACAACAATTAACGATAGTCATTCAAGGTTTAAATATTACAAGAATGTATACAAAAATTAAGTTGATTATTCCAAGAGCGCAAAGTGTACAAACGCAAGAAGCCGATGAAGTATTTAGTGCTGTTTATGTGGTTACTGGAGTAATAGATAAACTTATTACAGGAAACTTTTTTCAATTTTTAGAACTATCTGCGGCTGATTATGCAGCAGGAAACCCGGAGTAAATTATGGAATTATTTAGATGTGTAGTAGAAGATAATAAAGATCCTGAACACTTAGGAAGAGTTAAAATACGTGTTGAAGGTGTTCATACAAAAGATTTAGAACTTGTGGCACTTACCGATATGCCCTGGAGTGATGTTCTAGCACCGCTTGATGCAGGTAATACACTAGGGTCAAGCACTAATATTTTAATTGGTACTTGGGGTTATTGTTTTAATTTAAATAGTACTTATACTAATTTTCTTTTTATAGGAACTACAAAAGGTATTTTCACTAGTAAAGAAGTTGAAGGTGGATTTAGAGACCCTAACGGAAAGTTTCCAGTAAGATTAAATGAAGCAGATAATCCATTAACATACGGTAAAAAATTAGAGCCAGATATTACAGGTGATAGAGTTTCAAGAGATGGATTTACTGAAGAAAAAGATACTGCATATTTAGCAACTTATCCAAATAATAAAGTGTACGAAGACCATAATGGTAATATAGTTGAAATTGATGGAACTCCAAATAACTCAAGGATTAGAATACAGCATTCTACTGGAGCACGAGTCGAAATCTCTAATGATGGTGATATTACAATTCAAGCATCTAAAGATGGGAATATCTGGCAAGAAACACCTGGGCTTTTTACAGTTGGAGCAGATGGAAATATGGTTATTGACTGTGATTTAAAAGTTACTGGAAGTTTAGAAACCGGAACTACAATTACATCAGGAACTGATATTACAGCCAAAGGAGATGTTGCAGATTCTTTAGGAAATTTAAGCTCTTTAAGAGATATTTATGAAAGTCACGGACACCCTTATAAGGCAGGTACTACTCCTTCAGTAAGCGATGCACCGCCTGTTGACCCAAAAGAGAGAGCTGGTGATTTTAATTGGGTTGGTACACCAAAATAAATTCTCCTTTCCTTTATAAATAATACAAATAAAGGAAAGAGTTATGGCTGTATACACCGATTTAACACCACGCACAAAAGCAGAAGTGCAGGTAGGTTATAAACTTGCAGAAGATATTCAAGCTATAGAAAACTCCATAAAAAATTTATTCACTATTGAGATTGGCGAAGTGCCAGGAAAACCTTGGTTAGGCAATCCAATATCGGTATTCTTATTCGATAATATGGGATTTTTTGAAGAGAAAGCTATGGAAGTAGCAATGCAAAATGTTCTAGAAAAATATGAGCCTAGAGCTAGACTTATCTCAATAAAAATAAATAAAGAACAAGAGTATAATTACTTAGAAATAGTAATAAATTATGTAATTTATATTAATAGTCAAGAAGTATTTAGAAATCTTTCTATATCTCATAATACAATGACTTCAATTGCACAACGTAATAAACAAATTTAAAGGACTTAAATGGCTAGCGAAATTCCAGTAGAACTGATACCATTTTCATTTGATGAAATAGAAGAAAAAGTTAAAGAAGCTTTATTAGCTAATGGTTTAACAGATATTTTATACCCAGGCTCTAATATTAGCCAAATAGCAGATATTATGACATATCTGGTACATGTACTAAATACAAATACTGCAATAAATTTACAAGAAGTGATATTACCACTAGCCACTAAAAGAATGAACGTACTTTTTGGTGGTCGTCAATTAGGTTATGAAGCTGTTCAAAGGACTTCTTGGAGATATAAACTTAATATTACACTCAAAAGAAGAGAATTTTCTGAAACACTAGATGAAAATGGTGACCCGTTACCAATTAGTGATTTTGATGTTTATAAACTTATAATACCCAAATATACCATTTTTGAAAGTAACGGTCACAAATATTATTATATGGGTGATGAAATATCAATTCTAAATATTACAAATAATAATAGATTTGATAAAGATTTTAGCATAGAAGTAAAAGAGGGCGATTTAATATCTTATGAAGATAATGATTTATTATCAGTAAGAGCTTTTACAGAAATTGAAAATAATATACCAAAAACTAAACAAAATTATTTAATACCATTTAATAATGTAGAAGATGATGGTATTGAAACTTGGTTAACTTATGTTGATGATAATGGTGAAATTATTAAAAAACAACCTTGGTCTAAATATAACCAATTCTTAGTTGATAGTTCTTATGATGTTGCTAGAAGTAAATTTGTTAGATTACAAAATATATTTTTACAAATGCCATCAATATTTTTTGAAGTCGGTGGATATGGTAACCCTATTAGAATTAATACACTTATTCAGAGTAATGTTCTAATTTCAAAAGGCGCTGATGGTAAATCAGGTGAAGAATTTACAGTACAAAATAGTATTTTATCTGACCAAATAAATGTGTCTTTAAGTGAAGTTACACACCAAGGGACTGAAATTGAAAGTATTGAAAGTATTAAAGAAAATGCTCCAGTATTTCATAATAGTGCAAATAGAGCTGTAACGGCATTAGATTACGTTTCAATAACACAAAGACATGAAAATGTTAAGTGGACAAAATGTTGGGGTTCAGAAGAAGAATTTACTGATGCTAAAGTATCGGCTACAATTTTATTTAGTTTTTTCCCTGAAAGAACTGTACGTTCGTTTTTAAGTACTTCATTAAATAGTGACAGTAATGCGGTTAATGAAGAAGATTTAGCCAATCTACAATTTGATTTACAGACAATGCCTAGACATCCAATATTTCCATTTGTTAAAAACCCGAATGAAGATACAGTCGAGAAGCCAGAGGGATGGAAACCTAGACCTGTTAATTACTTAGAACAACCAGAGGGATGGAATACTTTTGCTCCTGGTAATGTAATACCGAATCCACCAGAAGAAGTTAAAAACCCTGGTCAAAAACCACTTATTAGTTATCCTGAAGAAAGAAATCAATGGATGTTAGCACAAATTCCAGAACTCCCAAAAATACCTGGAGACTGGATAGAAAATCCTAATATTACAACAATCCCAACTGCAGGACTTGAAATTATACAAGATGCAACTTATATTGCATTGCAAGCTGAGTATATACAAGGTTTAGCTAATGCTAGCACTTTTATTACTAATGATAAAAATTGGTATACCTCAACTAGTAATTATGGTGGTTCAGAAAATGGGGCCGGAGATGCATATAAGACTTGGTTAGCTCAACCTGCTACAATTTTATTCATTACTTGGGAAAAAGAAGACTTTCTATATAGACAATATCTAGAACAATTGGCTAAATATGAGAGTGATTTATCTGAATATAATAACTATGTTTCATATTTAGGTAGTACTCTTGGTGAAGAGTATACATCTTATTATAATGCACTTATAGATGGTGGAAGTTTACCTGGTTGTGATTCTCTTCAAACTGAGAAAACATTAACACAGTGTTCTGATATTAGATATAATAACTTTTTAGATGATGTTGAATTATATAATGTCAATAGAGAAGCTATAGATAATTTAAAAGATAATTGGTATTTAAAAAGAAATGAAACATATATTGCTCCAGATACACCTACTGGTGAGAGTGACAGTAGTATATTTTCAGAGTTAGAGCCATACAAAATTATGACAATGAATCATGAAAATAGACAACCAGTTTATATCAATTTTGACTATATTGTAAAAGTAATTAAATATGATTTATCAAAAACAGCATCCGACACTAATCAGTTAATATTTGATGTTATAAATGAATACTTTAAGAATCATGTTGAAAGACTTGATTTTAATTATTATGCATCAAATTTACAAAGAAGAATAGATGAAGTTTTAGGTGATAATTCTGGTATTGAGCTAGCACTCGAAAATTATGTTTCAATTTCAAGTCACATGTATGACGCATTTAGTATGATTTTAAATGGTGGTACTAATAATAGAATAATAACTAAGTTGGCATTTCCATATGAAAAATTATATACAGACGGATTTTATTTTGATGGTAATAAATTTTTACCTAAAATAGATACAGACGGATTTGTACTTGGTAGAACAAAATATGAATTAGAATTACATTCATTTGCATTTTCTGATGGCGAAAGTTCAGGCGTAATATCAATTAAAACTACTAATGTTATTAGAAGATATATGGGTGGTGATATATATGAATATTACAAAGCATTAACCGATATCGATGATATAGATTTAAATGAAGAAAACTTTTATGATACTACAAAATGGTTACCATTAAATGATATAGTTGATATTATTGCTGATGATACAATTAGAGTATTTGCAGCAGGTTATGGTGCAGGTGATTCTACAGGTGATTCATACTATTATTCAAATACATTTAAAAATAATATTAATTTACAAAGTGAAGATTTTACTACCGGGATCTGGGAAAATACACATAGTAGTATGACTGGAGTATTAAGACCACAATCACTATATTGTTTAACAAACGTTGATGGAAGTTATAAAACATCTGTAGATTTTAATAAATCTGATGATGTCGATGAATTAAATATTTATCTTGGAGATAGTATTCCTGCATTTGGTGATGGGCCGGGCACCGATATGGTTGTTGGTAAATATTTAATAAGAAATGAAAGATCACAATTAATTGAAGTTCACTTAAATTTTGAAAGTAAAAATGGTGATGGTTTTTTAACGGGTGTAGGTGGAATACCAGAATTTTTATGTTTTACTGATTATGGATTTGGTTATTTTCATGTGGTATATCCAAGTAATATAGATAGTAACTCGGATAATATTCCTTTTACTGAAAACACTATGCCAAGATTAAGACAAGTTAAATTCGATATTCAATAATTTACAAATAATAAATAGATAAAGGAAATGTATGGCAAATACTCCAATAACACCGGTTTCTCCGGCTGCTGGACTAACTAATGAAACATCGTCGCAACCTGGTTTATTTGACCAATCAACATCTAATTTGGATAGTTCAAACGATAATGTTGATAAAGTATTCGAAGGCATAGTAAAAACAATATCGCCAAAGAGTATAGTTTCTGAAAATGAAGCAATACTCGATGCATTTGTTAAATTACTTACTGAAGAATCTCCAATATCTGTAAATATATTAGATGCATATAGCAAAAATAGAAATATACCAAGTATTATAAATGTTCAAGAACAATTTGCCAATATGTATTTGAATAATTTCTATTATATTTGGAGAAAAGCTAAAAATGATTATAAATTAAAAAATAGTCTTGATGGTATTCTAGCGAAATATAATTCATTAAATACTGAAGCTGTTACTAATAATACTTTGAAGTTTTTTGATGATGAACATAGTATGTATACTGCAGAAAGATATGTTTTAGGTAAATCATTTAAAGAAAAAAAAGGTACTGCAACTGCAATTGAGTATGCTTATAAATTAGCATGGCTTGCAGGTATTGAAGGTCCTTTAAGAGATGCATATCATTTTGATATAAAACATGAAACTTGTCTAGGATTTTCAAAAGGTTTCATAATTTGTGGTGATGATGCTGGAACTGCTCCAGTTATTGGTGGGGACTGGGAAGATACAAGACCTGGTTATCCATCTTTAGAAAGACCTGGTACAAATACTGAAGGTGAACATTACGTTCCATCTCCAATACCAACAGCGCCAGGGCCAACAAATTACGATTGTAATGATATTGGTGTAAAAAGAATTGCAACATTTAGTATATCTGATGCTGCCAATTTAGATGCTGATGCATGTACACCATTTTCATATGAAGTAGAAGGTTCTTTATTACCTGAATTTTTTGAATCATTTGTAATGCCACTAGCACACCCTGTTGGTTTTAATTATATATACAGAAAAATATTAGAAATAGCATTTATAGACTATTTTAATCTTGAATTTATATACTTAGCTGATAATATTGGTGTAAAAAGTTTATGTCCAGATGGTGATTGTAGTTCTGCAATAAATGAAATTTATGGTAAAAGAATTGAATACGATAATGCTGGTAATGTTATAATTTCTGGAGGTGGAATTAGTGGTTCATCTTTAAGAAATTTTGAGAGTGGAAAAATATATTTTGGTGAATTTAGAGATTATGATTATGAGAAATATATATTAGCTAATGGCTCATATTTAATATCTTATACATATGCTCCACCATCTGGAAATACAGATAGAAGAATAAATTATTTTGATGTACCACTAAATAGGTCAAATAATATAGTATATAATAGTACATTTGATAGTGTTAACTTTTGGAAAGGTGGAGAGTACAATAATGCTGGTGTACTTATCGAAGATTCTATTTGGAACATAGTTGAAAATAAAGCTAGAGTATATGATTCTGGTAATAATGAAGATAATAGATTAACTCAAGAAGTTAGTATGATAAAAGACTCCGCTTATGTTATAGAAATCGAAGTATTTGATTTACAAGATGGTGATAGCGTATTTATTAGAATAAATAATAATGAACAATATGACCCAGATGGAAATAGCTGGCCAACTCCATTATATGACCCTATTGAATATGAATTAACAGAAAATATATTATATACAATAGATTATATAGCAAAAGGTAAAGAGAAAATTGAAATATATACTAAATCTATAAATGCTAGTTTTGCTGTATCAAATGTTAGAATAATTCCAAATGACCCTAATAGGGTTTATGAAAATCATGAGCATAGTACGGTTTATCTTAAAAATGGCGATATTCCTTACCCTTTATTATATACACATGATATATTTAATGCGGGTGGCGAAAATACTAGTGGTTGGCTTGGTGATAATGCCGAAAAAATGACTTCTTTATATTATGATCATAATGATGAAGAAGATATTGAACCAACAATTGGTCCATTGGTGGGCACCAGCGATGCACAATTTTTACCAACTTTAGAGTATGGTAATATGATTATTAATGAATGGCACTATGGTCAATCTGAATTTGTTACTACTGGTTATTCACAAGTGGTAAATATTAATGAAAAACAAACAGTTGATTATGCTGTTGCAAGTAGTGAGAGTGGTGATGGTACTTTAAGAACTAGATATAAAGCATTTAGAGATATGGGAAGTATAGATTTAAATCTTGAAAATTTCTTAGATGTAGAGAGATGGACGGTATCACTAGTTAATGTTGATTCATTACAAGAAGAAGAAACGGAAAATATAACAAATCAAGGCGGTTTTGTTATTGGTAGCATAGAAAGTATACCAAAAGGTGTCATTATACCTTGGGGACATCCATCTTCAGCATATATAAAAGATGATTTAAAAATAGATTCGGATAATGGTATTGCAATTATTGATGCTCTTAATGATGATGATTTTATTGACCCATTAAAATGGTATTCCCAAACTGATTGGAATATAGAAGAAATTATAGGACAACCTACATCAAACTATGCTATTTGTAAACCAAATTCAGATTATGCTACAACGGGCGACACACAGAATGTTACACTAGCTGTTGGAGATTTAGTGGATTATGATGTAGAAATTACTGGTCCACCGCCAGGCAATGGTAGTAATGCACCTTGGGGGCAAATAGGCTTAACATATAAATCTAAAAAAACAGGGTCATATGATCTTAATACGCAGGACTATATAGACGATCCGTTATGGGAAGTATATGAAAGAAGTTTTTCAACTAGTGTTTATAGAAGTTTTGATATGGTTCCTGAACCTGGAACTTTTACATATGTAAGAGTTGAATTTGAAATCCAAATGGATAGTAGAATGGAAGAAAAACAAGATTCATTTTTAGAGATGAGAATTGGGGCAGTTGCGGATTATGATTATACAGTAAGAATAAATCCAGATATTATAGAAGCCGATATAAATACAAACCAAACAGTAACTTATCTAACTTCATCACCTGCTGGTGATATTACATCAATAGTATATGAAGCTACTACTAATTTAACTGGTGTTAATTTAAAAAATGGTTCAAGCAATCAAGGTTCTAGTTATAGTGATGGTGGTACTTGGAGAGTTGTACCTGATGGGAATGCTGAAGATTACTCTTATATATATTATGTTGCTTCTGACAAAAACGTAAATGTTTTAGATACAGAAACTGTTGATTATAAAGAAATATTACAAGATAATAAAGTAATAACAACAAGGTATAAAGCTGTAGGTAATAGAGGTACTATAAACTTTAAAACTGAAAATTTTGCCAGTGCAAACTGGACTGAAGTGGAAATTAATAAAGCTATTAAATATACTTCAAGTGGATTTAAAAGATGGATGGGTGAATGGAACGGTGATAATATTATTGCTTTTACTGCAAGTCCTAGATTTAAAGGTAATATATTAAGTACAAAAATTGAGTGGTTAGATAACACTGCATATATTGCTAATCCTGAAGATATTAACTATATTAGTATGGAAGAGTTTACAACTAATACAAATATGACGTTACAAATATGACGTTACAAATATGACGTTACATAAAGGATAAATATGAGTTTACTTTCAAATAATAGAATCAGCACTGTTAATATAATAGAAGTATCGGCAGTGGATAGTTTTAAAACTACCACTGAAATATGGAATGACGAAATAATAAATGTTGATGGTACTGATATAATTGTTACTAACGTAATATTTGAAGATGGTATGTATGAAATTGATACATCTATAGTTACATCGGGAGCATATCCAACTACTGCTTATATTAATGAGTATAGATCTTTATCTGAAGATTTCACTTCTGAAAATATCATTACAGGGGTAGATAATATTAATGGTACTTGGACATACCCTAATATATCAGAATCTATAAATGTTGGAGAGTTACGAACAAATGAAAAAATATCTAATGGTGATAATATATTGGTAGCATTACAAGATGGAAGTTTTGTAATAAATAATAATATTACCGGTGTAACTTATGAAAATGAAAGTGGTTTAACTTTTAGTGATATTGAATCTCAGTTAGTAACAACAGGTGAATCATCAGCAGAACGTATAGTTTTTTGTGACGATGGAAAATTTATTTGCGGTTCTGAAGGTTCTGCAAAAATGTTTACATCAGATGATGGGCAAAATTGGATAGATAGAGGCGTATTGGGTAATGGTGCAAATACGGTTTTTGGGTTAGTATATTTAAAAGATGGTGTTGCTTTAGCTGGAACATCTCCTGCTGGACAATTATTTAGAACTGAAGATTACGGGATAACTTGGACTGAAATTATATATCCTAAACATGTTGATACTACAAATCTTAGAGGTCTGTGTTATGGATATGACAATACAGTTTATATAGCTAATACTTTAATTGCGGCAAATGGTACAGACCCAGATAGTTCAGGTGAAATATTTAAAAGTATAGATTTAGGGTTAACTTGGACAAAAGTATATGACAATACTACAGATTTAGGTGGTACACCGGGTTTAACAACTGCAAGATTTGGAACTTATAGTATGATGTTCATGGGGAATAATACTATAATTTGTAATATGGGTTGTGGAGGTATAGGCACTGTTCAAGATAGTACAATTTTAAGAAGTATCGATGGTGGAAATTCATGGTATGTTGTTAAAGATGATATTAATTCTTACGCTTCTTACACATGCACAACAAATGAAAGTGGAACTGGACTTGTTGCTTTTTCTGGTGGGAGGTATCCAAGTGAAAATGATGCAGATAGAATTTATAGAACTACAGATTACGGAGAATCGTGGGAAGATTTAGGAAGACCATTCAGAACTGATAATAATTTAGAAGTCGATGCACTAAACGGATTAACTTATCTAAGTGATAGTGTTTGGTTAATGGGTACTGATGAGCAAGCAGGTTGTGCGGTATATATTACAAAAGATGATGGTAATAATTGGCAATTATTGCAAGATGTATCTGGAACCCAAAACAATTATAGATGTTATGCAATTGCAGTAGATAAAATAAATGAAATTGTAGTTACTGGAACATTTAAGTTGGGCGGAACCGGTGAAATATTACAAGGTACTTATAGTGATACAGGTACAGTTTCATTTTACAAATATATTATTGATAATATTAATGAAATCCCAGAAAAAGTATATACAACTGAGACAAACATTACTTTTAAAAGTAATGGTATATTAACCCCTTTAACATTACAATCTAGTGATTATACTATAAATGAAAATAATTCAGCAACCATAGTAAAGCAGTTTGGAAATAAAATTTTAGTTAATTCTGATAATAAATTAAGAACTAAAGTTTCTCATAACAATACAAATGTAAGTTTTAATAAATTTTTTGCTACTATAATAAATTAGTTTAAATTATAAATATTGTAAAGGGAGAAATAATGGTTATAAAGCAAGAAATCGCTGAAACTGCTAAAAAAGCAACTGAAGGATTTTTCAAAATTGAATCAATAGACGCCTCTGGCAAAGTTATTGATGTTTACGAAAAACAAAATATGATTATGGAAAGATCAAAAGCATCAGTGGCTAATGCTACAATGGGTGTTATGCCCCAAACAGATTATATTAATAAATTTGTATTAGGTGATTCGGGCCATGATGTTACCAATGGCAATCTATTGGTGGCGAGAGATTTTGAGTATGAAAGAACACAATTATTTGCAGAAGATAAACAAGAAACAGAAACATACACTATTGTATTTGATCCACAATCAAGAATTGGTGATGGTATTGCGACTTTAGTTTATGAAGGCAGCAGCCTGCATGGAGCAACTACTACTGGTGATGCACAAATAAAAGTTAATATAATTAATGTTAGTACAATTGAATATGTAATAACAATTGATGCTCATAGTGCCAATGGTGGTCCAAATGGTGTGAAAGCTTGGACAGAAGCAGCTCTTTATACAAAAAAAGACGAAGACCCTGGTTATAGTGTTCCTCCAATATTAGATATTAGTGGTCCAAAAAACGGAAAGATTTTTGCTATGAGAACATTCCCAGCAAAAGTTAAAGAAAATACTACTACGTTTAGAATTACGTGGCAAATTGTATTTTAATATAAAATAAAAAAGGAAAGAAATGAGTAAAACTACAATTGGGGCTTTCGTAGATAGTTACGAGGTAAAAAATGGGTATGTTGGTTCACAAGATGTACTAAACAAAGCACCACATCAAGTGAAATTAGAGTTAGATGAAATGTGGACTTGGATTTCTGGTGGAATTAATTCAGATACATTACCAGATGGTACTATACAGAATTATTTAATTAATGATACAACACCATATAATAATATATCAAAACCCCTTGAAGTAACGAGGTCTGCATCATTTATACAACAATATGTATTTAACAGTAATATTTCAGCTGCTGATAGATCTGCTCTACAAGCAACTTGGAATAGTAAAACAATCTACGATTTAGTTACTTCTTCAGGTGCTTGGTCATCTATTGATATTTCTATGGATGGAGGAAGTTGGACTTAATTTATTCTACTCCAGCTTCAAAAAATGAGTTATCATAATCCATATAATCAAATTGGAATGTGAGACTTATTTCATTAATTGCGTCAGAATCATCTGAAACATCTACAGGTATTTCTGCAATATCCATTAATCTACAATTATAAAACCAGAATTTTTTAATTACATCACCTTTACCTATATGTATATCTAACCATAAATCAAATTTCTTTGCATTACTAAACGTGCCTTTTTCAACATTTAATCCATCTAAAAAGTACTTATATATAATATCGTACACTTTCCAATCTTTATCCATCTGCATATCAATTGTTAAATCTGTATAAGTTACAGTATCTGCAGCAAATGCTGTTTGTGCTCCTGAACGGCCACCAGCTTTTATTGGGCTCATTGAAATACCTGGTACAGAACAACTTTGTGCTTGTAACCATAAATCATCTAGTTCAGCAGAACCAAAACTTATATTAGTATTTGTACTGTAACTATTATTATTAATTGCCATATTTTCTCCTATATCTTAGCTTATTTATAATTTTAGCCTCCGTTTAATCTAGGTTTAATACTAACTGTATATAATAGTATATAAAGGAAACTAATGCAAAACACCTCTACAAATGTAGAAGGATCTGAAGAAATAGAAGAAATAATAGAAGAAATAATAGAAGAAAAAGAAGAAACAACAGATGAGTTTAAAGAATATGAAAGCACACAAAAAATTAATTACTTATGTGAACCTATTCTCAATTCAGAATTAATATTATTTAACAATTCTAAACTATTAATAAACTGTATAAAGAAAAACATAAATCCACTAAGTTTAAATATAAGTTTAAATAGACATGTAAATAGAAAAGTTACTGATAAAAAAAGTAAAAATTATGGTAAGTTTCAATTAATTAAAAAAGACTTTGAAAAGTTACATAACAAAATGGTATTCTTAACAGCTCCGCCAAAACAAAATGGTATACACATTGACGAAATTATGGAGTTAAGAACTGAGTATGAAAAACTTGATGCAGATAATAGCCCAGGTTTACAAAAAATTAAGAGAGATATTAGAAATAAAATTAGAGACTTAAGTGCAATTACCTTTATCAGAAGAGATAAGAATTTTTTCGGTGGAATGGTGATGGTAGTCATGAATAAGATTATTACTCGTCCGAATTTTAGTGGATACAGCTACAAGCCAGAGATGAAGTCACTCTCTACTGAACATATCTTTAAATATACTTGGAGATTTGATAGTTATAAACAGTCGCAAATATCTGGACAATTTGTATCTGCATTTACTTATATTAGTACAATTATTTTTAATGCTTATGTTGCAACTATTAATAAACAAAATGATGAGCTAAAGAAAATTAAAGCAGATTTTATTGAGACTCAGAAAATGAAACACCGTGAACCTAATAAAAGTACGTATGGTACTGATACATCTGAGATAAATAAATATGTTAATATTATTAATATTCCTAATACATTATTTGAAGAGATTCAAAAAATTGTTATTGACTGTGAAGATATTTTAGTTACTTATCCAGATGATTATAGAATTTCAATGGATGAATATAATAACATTAGTGATTATGTAAAAGAAAATAATGTTAATATTAGTCTTACTAGAGAAGGTGGAAGCACTCTATGAGACAACTGAAAAACTCAGAAGTTAAAGAGTTCCGCGAAGAACTTTTACTTGAGCAAGAAAATATTTGTCCATTATGTGAGCAGCACATTAATAAAAATGATGCCGCACTGGACCACGACCATGATTCTGGAGAGATTAGAGGTGTATTACACAGTACTTGTAATTCTTTAGAGGGTGTTATTAAGTCTAGGTTTAGGCGAGCAGGTGTTCATAAACTTACAGATTTAATTACATATCTTAATAATTTAATCGTGTATCTACAGAAAGAGCACATGGAAGTATTACACCCGACTAATATCCCAAAACCTAAAAAACTTAAAAAGAGTTCTTACAATTATCTTAAGAAAAGATATAAATTATCGAAAGATAAACGTCACAAGAAGAAATTCCCAGACTATCCAAAATCAAAAAAATTAACTAAAGGGCTAACTCAACTATACTTTGAATTATTTGTTGAGCCCGAATACTATGGAGTATAAATGAATAACAATATAATTGAATTAATAAATGATATTAATGAAATGCACGGTGAATCTTTATCTGAAAAGATTTTAGATTACTGTGAGACATACGATAAAGACCCCCAAGAAATTGGTGACTTATTGGAAGATAGCCAAGACTTTAAAGATTTACTTTATAGAGATTGTGTTAAGAATAATATAATCAAAGATGAAGACCTTGAGAAGTTTTTAGATAAAACTGAAGAAATTGAAATTTGGTAATTCTTTCTTAAGTTACTATAATTTAAGCTCCGTTTAATATTCTTTATGGTATAATATAGTATATAAAGAAGGATATTAAATGGCTAATTTAGTAAAAGATTTTTACGGGATTCCGATTCAGATTGGTGATACTGTTAGTTTTCCAGCTGGTGGGGAATTAATGGATGGAGAAGTTGAAAAAATCCGTTTAAGAGGAAAAAATTCCAATTTATTTGAAGTCTATGTTAAAAATACTTCAGGATATAAAAAATGGAAATACAATACAGTCGTAATTAACCGCTCGAGAATACTTGATAGTATTCCAGAATTTTCAGTATAAGAAGGACAGAAAAATGGCACAAGAAATCGCAAAAGATAATTTAGGTATTCCACTAGAGGAAAATGATAGAGTTATTTTCTCAGTAGAAGATGTATTTAAAAATGGAAAAGTTGTAGCTAAAAAATACGACGATGGTTTTACGTTAGAAATCGTTGAAATCGTTGTAAAAGTTATTAATGCACAGAATACAGATATTAAAGATGGTGAAACATTTTTTATTAAGTCTGAAAATGTTATTAATAAAACAGCCATTTTAGACGCTGCACCCGAATTTTGCTGAGGCTTTTAGAAATTAAGTATATGTTTCCTGGATATATTTATCTTTTAATTTATAAATATTATACTACTTTAATAGTATAGGATAAATATGAAGAGATTTTCTAATAAAGATTATTTGCAAAAACTAAAAGAGAAAGATATAAAAGTTATACCTTTAGAAGAGTATAAAGGTAGTAAAGTAAAGATTTTACATAAATGTATATGTGATAGTGATTGGTTTATAACTCCTAATAGCGTATTGAGCGGAAGTATATGCGGGTGTCAATTAAGAATTTATGTTAAATCAAATAAATGGTATTTAGAAAAACTGGAAGAGAAAGATATAAAAGTTATACCTTTAGAAGGGTATAAAGGTAGTGATATAAAGATACTTCATAAATGTGTATGTGGTAATGAATGGTCTATAATACCTTCTGC